AGGGTCATTCGACCCTATCCCGTATTTTTTTATTCTGAAATATAAATATATATTATAGTAATAGATGAAAAGAGGAGAACATCTAAAACTATTTTATATTTTTTATTCTATTTCAGGAGGTTCAAAATGAACTTTAAATCAAAAAATGAAACTTTAACTCAAGTGTATCTTCGTATTATGAAAGAATTAACTAATCCAAAACGCAATATTTTGGCATTATCTATTTCTTACAAGAAAGATCCAGAACGTATTATCTGTCATATCTATGACTTAGTGGATATCGAACAAGATCGTTGTCAACAAGTAGATTTCATATTCTCTACTGATAGTAATTACTATGTGGTACGTGAAGGTGAGTATATATTTAGTCCAGATGACATTCCATCTACTGCATGTTCTATCGATATAGATATTGACAATGTAGATGAAATTGTAGCACTGGAATTAGTCTATCGTGCATATGAAATTAACTTTGATTATGCAATCTATGAACTATTGGAAGATATGATTGAATCATCTATGGCAAATTATCCATCTATGTATAAAGAGTTACTTAACATCGGAAGCTCTGATCTTCCAAATATCTTAGAGTATGAAGATATTGATTTAGCCGCTATTTATGATAACGTATGTTCAAATACAAGCACAATTACATTTAGAAAAGATATCACAAATAAAGTAGTTGTTGATATTGCTACCCGTATAACAGATATGATTAGACCATGTGAAAAATACACAACTGGCTTAAAAATACGTGTAGCGATTGGGTATCTATATGCTAAGTATTTCTTAGAAGCCGATACCTCTAATGGATTTGGTTGTGTATACTATCCAGATTCCAAAACACTTGGTGTTGAACGTTCTTTATTCACTTTAGATAGAGAATAAGAAAAAGGAACCCTATGGGGTTCTTTTTTCGTATTTTAACGTCTCTTAAATATATTATTATAAGGAATAGATACCTAATGTATCTATTCCTTTATTTGTTTTTATAAAAAAGGAGAAATTAAAATGGAAAGAATTTTTGAAAACTATCTAAATGACATTTACGTTGACGTACTAAATTTCATTGAGGACACAAACCTCAATATTAAGTTTCTACATTTCTATCGCAAGAAACCAAATCTATTAGTCTGTGAACTATTTGACGAAAATCAAGAAAATACTAATCAATTTCGTCACATATGTGTTACATATTCCTTGAGTGCTATGTATCAATATCTATCAGTATATAAGAAACTTATATCACGGGAAGATATTCCATTAACAACAAATGAGATTGACCGTAATAGTGATTTCTATGAATCCAGTGTTGCAATGACACTATTATGTTGTGTGGTAGATAAACTCACAGGACCTGCAAACGAGGCTCTGGAATACATGTTAGAAATATCAAATCATTCATATATGTCAAGTTATATGAATATAAATGATATATCCCCAATCAATTTTAAACGCATTGCTGAAATCGAAGATATGGATGTTAAGCAATTTGAAAATGCTATTACAACAAATACGGTTACGATTGAAATATGTAAAGAAAAAACAAAAATAAGTGTCAAATTGAATAAACGTATGGAAGAGTATAGTGATTGTGATCTATCAGACAATTTAAAAGTCAGAATTCTTATCGGTATTATACGTGCTAAATATTTTATGGAAGAAAATGAGACTGATAAGTTCGATTGTATATACTATCATCAATCAAATGTAATGGATTTCCCAAATTCAATACATCTATAATCAATAAAAGAAACCTCTTATGAGGTTTCTTTTTTTTACCTTAGATACCCATATCCTAACATTATAGTAATATTTTAACAATCTCAATTTACAGTTCATATAAATGAAAAGGAGAGTGTTTCAATGAGCAATTATATGCTTGAACGCGTCTTCACTATGATGATTCGTCAGGATGATGGTTCTTATAAGATTTTATATCCTAAAACCGCTGCCGAACAAGTTATGGCGACAGACATTACGCTCAAAGAACATTGTACCGACTTCTTGTCCCATATTTATTCGACAGAACGTCGCTTGATTAACAATGTTAATAGACCAAATGGTTATGTACTTCTTGAAGAAGGTAACTTTTTAGGTACTGATCGCATTAAGAAAGAACTCTTAGCGATTAATAAAGAGTATGACACAATTGCTGACCTCTTATTAGAATCCAAAGCTCAACCTGGTAAATTGGTTATGGTATTGGATGCTACTGGTGACCCATCCGTTGATACGGGATGGGCAGTTTATCGTCGTACGAAAGATCAACATTTCGAAGATCTTACTAAAGGATGGGAAAAAGTTTCCGAACAAGAAGCTATCGAAATTGATATGCATTGGAGAAACGTAAAGAACCATCCACAATCCAACCCAGCTGATATTGATGACATGGTTCGTAATGCTCATATCCATCGTGATTTAACAGCATTACATTCCTTGGGACAAGCAAACGCTGATACTGTATTTGACCATGAATACTTCACCCATAAAGAAAAACGTGTGGGTGAAGATGCTAACATTGTCCAAGTCTATGTGGGTGCCGTAGAAAAGCCAGTAGGTATCGGTCGTGATATGCGATCTGGTGATTTCTGGTATAAGCCTTCTATTGGCCAATCTTGGTGGCATGACCCTTCTGTGGAAGAAGCGACTGATACATGCTATGAAAAATACCGTGATCAAGTAAGTATGACCACATCTCCATTACTTCGTACCAATAAAACTAAAGTAATGCGTCGTATGTTCTACCGTTGCAATAACTTAGAAGTGGTAAATCAATATGATACACGTAATGTAACCGATTTCACAGGCATGTTCTATGAATGTGGTGCTATTCGTGAACTACCACCATTCTATTCCTTTAAAGGTAAAACATTCGACTCTATGTTCTATAACTGCAAGAAATTGAAATATGGTCCAGAACTTGATTTCAAATCTGCTACCACTACAGCAGGCATGTTCTCTGGTTGTGAATCTATGAAGAAAGTATTAGCATTGAAGAACACAGGTTCTATTGCTGATATGAGCCAAATGTTCAATGGTTGTCGTTCCTTGGAAAGTCTTCCTGAACTTGATGTATCCGGTGTAACGACAGATGAAGGGTTATTGAAAACCTTTAACGAATGCTTCAGTCTTTCTGAAATCTCTTTCAAACCGAATACATTAACATGCTCTATTTCGTTAGAAAATACTAAACTTGATTTGGATTGTATTCGTCGTTTGTTTGCTAGCTTACCAGCTATTACAACAAATAAAGTGATCAATCTAATCGGTACTCCAGGTGTTACTAAATTAACTGCTACAGAACGTGCAGTAGCAACCAATAAAGGTTGGATTGTATTACCTGCTCTATAAGATAAAACTAAGTGGATATACTCGATGAGTATATCCACTTTTATACGTATTCTTAGATACGTTAAATATATATTATAATCATGAATAGAACCAATGGGAAAGGAACTGTTATGAAATATCAATTGATTCGATTGATGTTCGACCTAATGGTGATGATTGTGACACAAACAATCGTAACATTAGTTAGCACATTGATCATCAAACTTATTTTATGATAGTTTCAGCTTTTTAATGACCTCCTTTTATTATGAAAATCTATTGAAAGATATCAAGTCATTAAAAAACAATCATTGGTTCTATTCATAATTATAATTATATTAATGTAAAAGGAGAAATAAAAATGTTTACTATTTCTGATATTATTACTACGGTAGCTATGGTTATGGGAGCCATTAGCTTATTCTTATTTGGCTTCGGTAAACCACAACCTAAGTGGTTCACCTATTTAGAAATCCCAATTATTGTAATAGCCCTAATTTTAGGGTTGTTTATAGATGACACTATTTTATAATTAGAGGAGGACAATAATAATGAGATTCACAAAGTATTTTGAAAATGTTGATTTCGGTAAGCTAGTTGCTGTTCCAAGTAATAAATTGGAGCAGGGATTCTTACAAGCACTTAAATACAATTTAATTGACCCAAATGAGCTACTCTGCGACTGGCATCCAGAGTGGCTTGGCAAAGAGCTTTCATTGGATTATATGAAAGCTCTGGGATTTACAAGTGTGAAATTTAATGGGGATAATAATCGTCTAACTCAAATTTTTGAAGGTGAAGAGTATGACATTACGGCGACACCGTCAAACTTAAAGGTAATCATCGCAGGTTACCGCATGTTGGGTAAACATAGGAAGGTTGCCAAAATCTTAAAAGACGTTAAACGCGTCGATTATTATAATAACTAAAAGAAACCTTCGGGTTTCTTTTTTTTGTGCTTTTACCTACTGACTATTTAACATTTATATAATGCAAATAGCTAATTCCACATTTATGTTTTTAAATAAGGAGCATAGTAAATGGCTAATGATATTAAAAAGATTGTAATTCGTCGACTCGAGTCTGATAATCAATACCATGTATATTATCCTCAAACCTTAGTTGACGGCTTACAAGATAATGAAGCAACACGCGAACACTTTGCTAATGCTGATATCCATGTAACAGCTGACCAACGTGCCAATGTGTTGAACAAGGGCCTTGTTCTTGATGATAAAGGCTTAGTACCTGATACATTGATGGGTACTAAAGGTGTAGGTCTTCGTGACTATGCTAACTTTGCTGCATTGAAAGCGGCTGCCGACGTTAAAGTTGGTGAAATGGTAATGGTTCTCGATGCTCAAGATAATGATGATGTCGCAGCACGTCATGAAGGTTGGGAAATTGTTAAAGTAACTGGTACACCAGAAGCTAAGACATATGAATTCATTACTAAAGCCCAATTGATGGACTATGTCGTTCATCCAGATCATATCAATGGTATGTATACTAGCAGTAAAGCTGATATTGATGCTATGGTTGCTAATGATCATACACATGCTAATCTTGCTGTATTGAACACATTGACTGAAGAAAAAATGAATGCTTTGGCTAAAAAAGGTCAAACAGGTACCATTAAATATGGTGAAAATGTCGATACGTTAGATAATAAAGAAGGCGACATGGTTTACAAAGTAACTGGTGTGATTGCTGGTGAATAATAGAAATAGAGATATGCGTAAAGCATATCTCTATTCTTTTTGTATTTATATATTATATATAAGAAGAACTATTGAGGGAAAGGAGTTTCCTATGAGATACCATACTATGATATCTGTACTTAAAGTAGCAATCACTATACTTTGCCAAATACTTGCTACTCTAATTAGTACACTCATTATCAAATATATCTTATAGTAAACTGGACTTAGCCTCCGTCCATTTCCTTCCATTCTAATAAAAATTAGGGTATTCATAGACATACTCAATAGTTCTATTATTTTGTAGTGATGATAATAAAAGGAGATTATAGGTATGAAAAAGAACGATCTTGCATTAATTAAATGGATTGATGAATTTGCTAAACAAGGATATGTAACTATCAATCGTGGTAAACATTTACCCTTCTTATTTGATATAAAGATTTTCTCTATGAAGGGATCTCATCATTTATCAATTATTCGATTGGATTATCGACCAGATTCTTATGAGTGTGCAACTGCATGTGAAGATACACATCATGTGAGTGATCCAGTTAATCTATATACGATAGAAGAGGTACAAGACTGGTGTAACAATCATCGCGATTTCTTAGACAAGTGATAGATAGAGAATGGGTTTATTAACCCATTCTCTTTTTTTGTTAAGTGTAAAAGTTCAATATGTTGATTATATATTATAGATATGAATAAAAGTAATCTATATTAATAAGGAGAAATCAAAATGACTAAGTTAGATGTCGAATTGAATAACTTTTTAGAAGAAACTTTCGGTGCTACTCATAATGTAGTAATCCATGGGGCACATGGATATACTACATATGGTTATACATGGTTGTATGATACCAAGGTATCCAACCATGACGTAACTAAGGCCATGTCAATCGTTCGCTTAGATGCTAAGCCGAATGTATACGAAGCCACTGTATTCAATGTTGGTGAACATGTCACCGACAATGAATATTTACTTGATTTTGAGGAATTAAAGGAATGGGTCTTAGCCCACAAGGATTTCTTGAACTCATAAAAATATAAAGAATACATCAAAATGATGTATTCTTTTTTTGCCAAAATTATGTGTAAAAGTACACTAGATTGTTTATATATTATAATCATGAATAGAAACGGAAATATAGTTTCGATTAGACAAAAGAGTTCCGTAGATTCTGTTCAAAGATTTTTGTTATATTTTATACTTTTTACGAAAAAGGAGATTTAAAATGCGTGTTTTATTAGGTTTATTAGATGGTGTTTGTTTAGGTTTATTAGTGTACGCTGTGGCCCGTCCACAGTCAGTTGCACGATTAGTGGGTTGGGAAGGTCAATCTGAAGAAGGAGGTGAAGAATAATATGGAACAATTACTAACAGTCCAACATGGGAAAAAGATTTATATCAATATGTGCGGTAAGCACACTGTCAAGGTGTTTAACACCGAAACCAATGACCTTGTTCTCGAAGTTCCGTTCTCAGGTGTACAAGCTCGTAGAGCTGAATCATCTGAAATGGTGTCCGAAGACAACGGGTTACAAATGTTCCGCACAATTTACGGTGAAGTAGAGGGTCTTCCAGAAACACAAGATGACGTTGTCATCATCGTGTCGATGGCCGTAAGACAGGCATTGCCTGATCGTAAAGACCTAGCCTCTCCGGGCTCTCTTAGAAAGGATGAAGCTGGGCAGCCAACTGGCTGTTACGGCCTAAACTTCAACTAAGAGAAGAAAGAGAACTAGTCATTGACTAGTTCTCTTTTTTTTTATTTTTTTTTTGAATAGAGATGTGATAGATGTAGCCATATCCCGATACATATTACGTGGAGGTATATTATGGGTGGATGATACGCTACATCTATCACGAAGATAAGATTACACATTGCAAAGAAAGAGGTTAAACAATGCGTACTTTATTGTTCTAAAATGATTAAAAGTTAATGTAATATAGTCCAGCCTTTAATCTTAGCATTGTTGATTAAATTCATTACTCGATTATCGGTAACATCAACATTTGTATTACGTACATCGACCGTTTTTGGATCATGGAGTTGATCTTTTAAACCCCCGATGACTTGTTCGAATGATTGGTTTGTAAGCTGAGTATTTGCAAAAGAAATGTTACAACCTATGCTATTCTGCTGACAGGACACATTTCTTAACTTAATACACCCATCGAACATATTGATTGCATTTGTACATTCTGGGATATTCATATCACTTACAGTGGTTAATTTTTCACAGTTACGGAACATGGATTCGCATGTTTTCGCAGATGGAATGTTTAATGATGTAACTACATCTAAATCGATGCAGTTTTCATACATAGAAATGACATTCTCAACCATCGTCAGTGATACACGTTGAGGGGATGCTAATAATGTACAGTTTTGGAACATACTATGAGCATCATTAACTCGAGTAAGTTCTAAGTTAGGAATATTAACCAATGATGTACAATCTTTGAACATCTCAGATGTATCAACTAGCATATGGGTTGTAATATATGGGAAGTATTTTAGAGATGAACAACCGAGGAACATACGGGAGGCATTCTCTAATTTATCCGTTTGGAACGTAGGAATATCAGCCAATGTTTCACAATTCATGAACATTTCTTTCATACTTTTAACTTCAGCTGTATCATACCAAGGTACTTTAACTAGATTATGGCAATTCGCAAAGAAACGATCGAGTTTCGTTACCATATTGCTTTTAATTTTTGGGGCAATGACCATATCTTGATTATTTTCATAATAGCCAGTCATATCACCATGTAAGGTTAATGTATCTGGACGAATGACTTGTGCTTGATGAGGATAGGTATCTTGATTGTGGTCATGAATTGGGTCACCAAATGGAGTTAGTTTTGGGTTTTCTCGTTCTCCTGTTACGTACATAACTAAGTCACCAGGGAAGAGTTTATTACTCATCAAGTTATCCGTAACTTTATAGGATGGCACTTCTTCCCGTTTACGGATCTTAGTCGTACCAAAGTATAGATGGTCAAGAATCGCGGATAACTTATTCAAGGCTTCCATAGCTTCATGTGTATGACCTTCTTGACCCAATCGATCGATTTCATCTTTTGTGGATCTAAATGGAGCACCCAAATCAGCCCAAGAGAAACTGAATTCAATAGACTCTTCTTCAGCCATCTTATCCCAATTTTCTAAGTAACTAGAATCCCCACCTTTGAATCGGTACGTTGCCCAACTATGGGCTTTCTTAACGGTGTCATCACCTTTAGAGGCATCTAACACCATAGCCATAGTACCAATATCGTGCACTGGGTCTAGTTTAGAACGGATTAACATCTGTACGATATTCTTATATTCTCGATTAATCCCAACAAGAATCGGATTATATTGATCATCTTTCAAATACCCAGTTGGTTCTAGGATAGCAAATCCTAATGGTTTATTACCATGGGCTAAGATGATATGATCTTTCTTAGTAGCATGAACGATTTGACTTCGTACATGATCTAATACAGTATCTTTTTGTTTATTGATATAGACGCCTTCGGCGAATGTCTTAGGAATCTGAATATCAAGATCATCTCCACTAGAGTTCTCGCCTCTAATAAGGAGCGATATTTTATATTCATTAAACTCTCTAAGCATATATGCATTCTCCTTTCATAGGATGAGTTATATGATTTTGTATTACAGTAATGTTAAAATGACGTTTTTATAGACATATAGGTAGATACTTTTCTTTCATGGTACTCCTAATGATGATGGCGATGTATCCGGGCAATAATCGTGTTGGCTTATTGCTTTGGATACATCGCCATTATTTTCCGTATTTTTACCTCATATAATTATATATTATTGATGTGAAGTAATGTAATATATTTATATTTTTAATTTCTTTATAGGAGGTTTATTATGTTACAACAAGTTTCACTTTCACAACTTCAATCTGCAGTATCCGATGAGTTCAAATTCTCCGAGTTTGAGTCTTACGACTCCGAGCTCGATGTTCAAATGGAATTAGATTTATTGGATGTTATGTTGGAAGATTTGTTTTAATTAAAAAATAGGAGAATAAAAAATGAAAAATGTATTAGCTAAAATTTTAATGTTGTTATTGGGTAAAGTGGTCTATTGGCCACTTTACTTCTATTCTGTAATGATGTGCCGTTACTTTGGTACGACGCTCGATTCCGTATTAGAAGATAATGCCCGTTTCAAATCCGAGCATGTAAGGGTCGGTAATAAGTTGGTAACCCGCTTAACTGATAAGTGGGGTAGAACTAAATACGTTTTTGCCAATATGGATGAAAATCCAAGTAAAATCTTTAAGGGTGTAAAATACGCCCTATTGTTAACTTATAATGAGTTTTCAGAGAAAGTTGAATCCGAGGTGATTGTATACCACCTCAATTTAGGCATTATCCGTTATAGCGGTAGACAGCGAGATTCCTTTTTAACATCTTTAGAACAATTAGAAGCATTGTTCTAAAGATAAAAAGAATACCTTCGGGTATTCTTTTTTTTTATCTTTCTTTTCGATTATATATTATTAACGCAAGATAGAAACGATTCTATCAAATAAACTATAAAAAGGAGGTGATACTATGTATAAGATAATAGTACATAAAGGTGATTATATTGCTTATAAACTAGGTGAGCGTATAGTCACAGAGCCAATCGACATAATATACCAAAAACAAAAAGGTGTCAATATATTGAATAGCGATATTCAATCGATACAACGCATAAGCGGGTATATAGAGTCCAATCCCATTAACCTTCAGGAATCATTGACGTTTCTAAATGGCGTCGAAATATATAATGATAATAATATCATTCTAAATGATAAGGTTGGATATTTTAAGAAATGTCGCTTATCGAATTCGGATGATATCATATGGGGTAAAACTGATATAGATGATGAGATTGACTCGATTGTCGCATATTTACTCGCATACAATTTAAGAAAATTGAAGCATATACGATTCCCGAGTGATGATACTATTATATTATCTTTCGGTAAAGATGTAGTTGACTGCGAGAAGATAATATCCAACTTCAATTATAACTGTGTTAGAGTTAATCGTTACAGAAAAATTGACGATAAGCTCATATCTAGGATAATACATAGTGGGTATCGTCAGATGAATACAACTCTTTCCATTTCATCCACAATACCAAATGGATTTATATCTATTATTCGTGAAGTGTTATCTGGATGGGTTGGTAAGCGAACGATTAATAAATTTAACGTCCATCGTTGTATTCCTTTCGGTGTATTCAATGCCAAGAAACTCGTTCAGCAATCATTTATTAATGGTCTATCTGACTATATTTATGATGTTACTGTCGGTCGAGGTAAATGTAATGAATATATATTCGACCTATTCCTTAGGGCGTATGGGAAGGAATTTATAATTACATATAGACTGGTACTAGAGCATTTACTCATTTCATATAATGCGTTTGTTGATATGAGTGAAAATAGTATCGCTATGGATTACTACGCAAATAGTAAATTTGCAGGTATCTATAAGAATTTTGCTTCACAGGACATACAAGAAGTCTCTCTTAGACGTGGATCGGCTAAGACTAGACAATGTTACCTAATTGAAGCAAGAAATATGATTGGAGTAAACGGCTATAAGTTTATCCACAAATAATCAATTAAATAACGATTTAACAATAAGTAAGCCATGTATGATATACTCAGTGTACGAGGCGTCTCGAAGATGTTGACATGGTGATATGCGAAGCGTGAAGATATACATATAGATCGAAAAGCTATTTATAGATATACTCCCCTATATTAGAGAAATCTATACGTGGCTAATGATAATGAGTGTATATCCATGGAGGTAGGTCGAGAGGCTCTCCATGATCGATATCTGGTTACTGCTAAAGTAATCTAGTTCTAGCCGTATGAGGTGATCTAATAGCTAGAATGGTCCGATATCGATAGAATCAATGGGTAGAGATATTCATTGGTCCGATGCTATGATAAGACAATGGTTTCGCCCTAACGTCATAGATGTTCGCACGCAACGTTATTATTGAATTAATATAGTAGCTATCAACTAGAATAAACGTATAATGAAGCTTGAGAGATATGTAATGATATATGAAGTTATGTACGGTACCTTCACCATAATAAGGTACCGTTAAAAACATAATAAGCATGGGTGAATATATCGAGAGTTACATATCCACATAAGAAGAGAATTCTTATGTGACCTTATAGAACGATGGATGAAGATATCGTTCTATAAGGGGATGGAACTGTGACCAATGGATAAGATTGGTTATGTGCCCCATTAGTAGCAATACTGATGCAAGCGACGTTATATTGAAATATTATGGCTTAGTGTCTATTGATAGTCAACCATAAAGAATACTTAATAGTATTCTTTTTTATTAACAATAGAGATTAAGCTACGTATGTCATACTTAGTTCGCGATTGGCTACAAGATGGTGACGTAGTAACATGAGAAGCGTGAAGATATACATATACTATAAAAATTAACCCATTCGGACTCAACTATATTAGAGAGGGATGGTTAGGTTAATATAGATCTGAGTGTATATCCATGGGGGTAAGTCGAGAGGCTCTCCATGATCGATATCTGGTTACCGAAAGGTGATCTAGTTCTAGCCGTAGGGGAGACCTAATAGCTAGGATGGTCCGATATCGATAGAATCAATGGGTAGAAATATTCATTGGTCCGCTATAAGAGGTGAAAGACTTATAGTGCATGCAACTTTATCTCTAAATTAATATAGTAGCTATTCTATGATAATAACGTATAATGAAGCTTGAGAGATATGTAATGATATATGAGGTTATGTATGGCGGCTCCTTTGTAGTAGAGCCAAAGTTAAAAACATAATAAACATGGGTAAGTATATCGAGAATTACATATCCACATAAGAAGAGAATTCTTATGTGACCTTATTGGTAGAAATATCTTTAAGGGGATGGTACTGTGACTGATGGATAAGATCAGTTATGTGCCCCATTAGTAGAAATACTAATGCAAGCGACGTTATATTGAAATACTACAACTTTGGTAAACTTATAGAAATATAAGTATCATAGAATAGTCAATGGACAAGGAATACCGCAAGGTATTCTTTTTTTTGCCAAATCCGTCATGGTAACATTATACTAATTACTTCTATTACATATAAAACAATGAAGGAGGTACATGTATAATGCCTGATAATCAAATTAAGGTCCTCCATAGTCAATATAAGTATAACACACGCGTTGAACAAGGTGGTCGTGGTCAAGATTACGTAGTTGTATATTTTGAAAATAATGCTACCGATGTTATGATGCATGGTTATACTCAAGTACCTGACACACACATTCATTTACAAGGTGAATTAAACAATAAAGATACGGGTATGGATGCATTCAAGAAATTGGATTCTGCCATTCGTAATACTCGTTTCGGTCACCTCAATGATCATGGTCGTTTGAAAGTCAATAATAACTTCCAAATTGATAGCGATGGTACCTTGGGTCTTAATATTATTATGCTAGAAAATCGTGCTGCATATAATGCCATCACAACTAAAGATGAAGGTGCCATTTATATGTGGACTGATAACGGTAAATTTACTGGTATTGATACCGGTTCTACAACACCAGGCAGTACGATTAACGTAGGTTCATTAGAAGCTCACAATGCTTCCCCATTGGCACATCCAGATATTCGTAATCAAATCAATCGAATGCAGGCTAGTGTAACATCTATTTCTGGCAATATGGATGCCTACCAAACGGAATTGTTGAAAATCCGCTCTAATGTAGATGCTGCAGTTAAAATCGTAAATACGTTCAAAACGACAGGTATTGACCAAGCAGCTTTAGCAGACCGTGCTAGAACTGCTGATAAATTAAGTCGTTCTGTAACAATTAATGGTGTTACCTTTGATGGTTCTCAAAATATTAATATCGACGATGTAACGTACTCCAAAACTACAGGTAAATTGAAAAAAGCTGTGACAATTAATGGGGTAACGTTCGATGGTTCTCAAAATATCACAATCCCTAAAGTAGATTCTGCTTCAACTTCTGAAGTGGCAACTCGCTTATCCAGAGCGATTCGTATCAATGGTATTGAATTTGATGGTTCTCGTGATATTACAATTCCTGCTTCCGCTATGGAAGGTTTTGTTGCTGAGAATGCATCTAAACTTGGTAATGTAGATGCTAGTGAATATGCATTGAAACGTGATGTATATCTACGTTCACAAACCTATGCAAAAGAAGAAGTCTACAATAAACAAGAAGTGGATAGCTTAGCAGGTAAAATCCCTGGTGGTCGTATTTACATTGTATAACGATAGGAGGACTATCATATGAATCGTTTTGCTGAAATTAAATATGGGCGTGTAAACGATATCGTAGAAACCCTTAATGATTTAACATGGGTTAGAACTATTTTCTCTCCTATTTCATTATGGACTGATATCACAGACATGCTCGATTCCGAAGGGAATCAAATCCAAATTGGTCATGTGTTTGAAGGTGGTTCCTTTAGAGCACCTGCCACTAGAACAGTTCCTGTCACATTAGATGATCATCGTCGTGTTGCACTATATCGTAAAGATCTATTAGTCACACAAAAAATCGAAGAAGGGTTCTTCTCCAAAGCATTAGGAGAACAATACTTCTTCCCTTATAATGGCGATGCCAAACAAATGTTAGATATGGACTTTGAACTATTGGAAGATGAAGAGGAAGAAGGCTTCAGTGTTGTATATCGTACAACTCGGGATCCTAAAGAATCCACTAATAAACTTAATGACACAGTAACAGTTGATCAAGTTAAACAACTTCGAAAAGACTTCCGTAAACATAAACTTGCTTGCTCTAAACGTGGTATGGAAATCACCAACCAAATCAATCAAGCAGAAGCTGTTGAAGAGATGTATAACTATATCAATTGGGATAAATAATATGACTAGGTAGTTGACTTTGTTAGCTACCTAGTCTTTCTACCCGCTGAAACATTCTACTAATACAATTACTATAACCTTTATGAAAGGAGACCTTATCTATGGGTTTAGCATATAATGGTAGAGTTGTCAGTGAAGACTACTATGCATTGATTCAATCTAAATTTGCTGTGATTGAACAAGCATTAGGTGCCTTAACAGCTGATACAACTTCTAAGAATGCAAGCTTAGAACAACGATTAGGAGACTTTAATACAAGTCTTAATAACCAATTTAAAAGCTTGAAAAATAAAATTGATAATGATATTGCATCACAACTAAATGCTATCGAAACAAAAGTAACGAATAACCATAATCTGATTACAACTAAACTAGAAAACACGGCTCAACGGTTAGAAGGCTTGATCACGGAAACGGATACAGCACTTACTACTAAAATTAAAGAATTAGATGGTCGTGAAAAAGCAGATGTTAAACAATTAACAACAGCTATCGGTACAGCAAAAGCTGAATTAACAGCGATTACTGAATCTAATAAAACTAAGATTGATGCCTTAGCAAGTAAGTTCCAATTTGGTGGAAGACAAGTCAATGATCGAAACGTACTTGTATGGTTCGATTATGAAACAAATCCAGACGAACCAGTGATCAAATTTAGAAAAGGTGACACATTCGTTGCCTTTGGTGCTGACTGGAAATAATATGTAAACTATTTGGAGGATCCATGAGTCAATTTAATGACGTAATGGCAGTCCGTGCAGCTGTATTGACAATCACTACTGATTGTCAATTACGCTGTTCGTATTGTTTTGAAGAAGATAAAGCTCATAACTATATGAGTGAAGATGATGCTATGATCATCATCAAAAAATTATGTGATAATTTTAGGGAGAATGTATATACACATGATCCTACAGCTAAGCTAGATATTAGCTTCTTTGGTGGGGAACCTACATTAAACTTCCCTGTCATTAAAGCTATCGTAGCATACTGTAATGAGCAAGAATTTATTGTGCAATACGGTATTACTACGAACTGTGTTCATATCACAGATGAAATGATTGATTTCTTCTATGATAATAATTTCGGTATCCTAGTATCCATTGATGGTACGAAAGAGTTGCATAATAGAAATAGAAGTAACTCCTATGATACCGTAGTAGCTAATATCAAACGCATGTTTGATGGTGGTTTGAAATTAAATATGGAAGCCCGTATTACTATACCACCAAAAGATATTCGTTATACATTCCAATCCATGAAGGATATGTATGACTTAGGATTTGACAGAATTGCTCCATGTTTCGTATATGACCAAGAATGGGATGAAGAAGCATACCAACAATTCGAAGTTGAAATCCGTAAAATTTATGATTTTGCACTAGATAAATACAATTCAGAAGAAAGACGAAATCTCCAAGTTAAAAACATTGAAGATTTCATCTATTTATGTTATGATTCTGATACAAACGATACAAGTCCATGTGGATTTGGTAAAAATGCTTGGGTGGCTATCGGTTACGATGGTGAATTAACCCCATGTCACCAAGTCCATACTAACTTCCGTAACTGTGAAGTATTGCATATGGGTAATATGGTTACCGATGAATTCGATCGCAGTGTTATGGATATGATTAATGTCCAATTCGATCGTAGTACATGTGGTAATTGCCAATATAATAACGTATGTCTAGGTGGATGCCCTGCTGAAAGTTTTACGAATGGTCATTCATTTAACGATGTAAACCCAGCTGTATGTCGTCATATGGACATTATGTATCATATTGCTACAGAGTATCAAGATAAGATACTCCATAGCACTAATCTTCGTTCCAGACGCTTAGCGATTCTGAAACGTAACTTAGAATTCAAACAATTATTGGATACTGCCATCGATCACTTGCATCAAAATGATATCAATGTGATTATGTTAGATTTTGCAAGTATTCAAGAATCTATATTTGGTGAGGAAAAAATCCTTCTTCCTCCATATATCCGTTTAGCAGAACGATATATTGACATCGTATCTGATAAACTTCTAAATGATGTAGTTGAGGAACTTGATAAATATCAAGCAATTATGAACGGTGGTGAAATGAATGGCGATAATTAAAGCCGATGATATAAATGGATTAGTTGAGAAGATCAACAAATTAACTAAATTTTCTCGAGGTATCCGTGCAGTCAAATCAAATCCTGGTGTCGAAGCTGGGGGTACAGGCCCTGGTTTATCTTGGGGTTGTCATAAATATGGTGGTCAAATACGTAATGTAGTACCCGATGATAAAAAACAAGATAAGTTTCAAGGATCTAATGTAGTTAACACACATATTGATACCAATCACCGAGTGAAAGCCGATCAATTCAATGAAGTGGTTAATGGTATCAATTCCGCTATCACAGAAATTCGACAAAATGTAACAGGTAACGATGGTCCTGGGTTAGGTGAGGTAACAGAACCAACTCAAGTGACAAAAGATACTATTGCTAAATTACAACAGCTACAAGCGGCATTAAACGCTGTTAGTACAATTGAAAGTACGTTAAATCGCGTCAATGGTTGGTTTAATAGTGCTAACAAATGTAATCGTTCTTGTCAAGTTAACTGTCAAGTTGGCTGTCAAGTTGCTTGTAATTCTGTTAACTGGTGTCATGACCAAAAGTGTGGCACACATTAATTTTTGTTTCAGTAAGAAGGAATGGTATAATACCATTCCTTCTCATTTTCTAGTATGAGGGTACTATGTTTGATTCTATCAATCGTATTTCAATTAAAGTGACAGATTTCTGCAACCTAGATTGCGTGTACTGTCATCAACAAAAAGTAACAAAAGACTCATCCAAGACATTCTCACACTATGATAAACTAGAAGACTTCATCAAGTCATTACCATTGGCGGATGAAGTTGATGTATTAGTCACTGGTGGAGAAATCTCTGTTAAATTAGATGAGTTCAAAAAGATTGAACGGATTCTTAGACGAATCAGTCAATCCATTGATGTAAAATTTATCATGAGTGTTATTACGAATGGTACTAATCTTCCTGGATTAGTGGATTTTGTTAAACGTGGAATCATGCGTCCCGATTCAATCACTGTATCATGGGATGGAGTATATTCATACACTCATAGTCGTAAAGGTAAACTACAGAACTTATCCGATAAGTTCTTTAATGATAATATACGGTATATCGTTGACCAAGGATATGCGAATGAGATTAATATCGCTTTTGCCGTAACTCCAGATACAATCAATGATATGATGCCTAGCTTAGACTATTGCTTAGGTGTTGGGTTACGTAACTTCTCCTTCTATTATATTCATGAAGCAGATTATACAAACCCTAAATTCATCGCCGACTATACGAAGGCTCTACAGAGTATGGCGAACCGTTTTGTTCAAACATATCCTGATTTGAAAGAACGATTCCGTTATTATAATTGGCAAAATATGTATTGTCGATATATGTTATCAGATGCATCATTCCTAGCTAAAACATCGTGTGTTAAACTAGGGAATTCTATCCATATTGATATTGATGGATCCATTTATCCATGCACATTCTTCTCTGACCATAGAAGTATGCAGATTGGTCATATATTGGAAGGATTCTATGAAGATCGAATTCATCGATTTGAAACAGAATACTTCAGTAAACCAGATTGTGACTATGAAATGTGCAAGAATGAACATTGTTTCGAATGTCCAGCATCTGATTATATCCTTAACCACGGGATGAATAATAAACAAAAGAATCTTTGTCATCTATTATCTATTGAACGAGAAATCTTCATGGAGAATATTAAGAAAGTTAATATCAGTGAATATGATATTCGCACATTCTGGAACGTGGGAACCTCTGTCGTAGAATCTCATTATACGGATAAGATGAATGTTGAATGTCATCTTCCATTAACAGATTCCAGAGAGTATACGGAAGATGATAAGATGCTAGTTTCAAATAATATAGAAAGGATCCAATCATGGTAGAACAAAAACCATTCTTTCTACCATATCAGGTAGACTTCTATCTTATGCTAACCGAAGCATGTCCACTACGATGTGAATATTGTTATATTAAAGATAGAGATAACCCTACTCGTATGAGTAGGGATACAATGGACCTTATGATGAAAAAGGTGCAAACAAAACCAAGAATTATATTCTTTGGTGGTGAACCTTTATTAGGTATCGATGATATCAAATGGTTCACTAAGAAATATCAAGACGATGTCAAGGTATTCCAAATCGTAACATCGACATTCCCTAGAACGAACTTCCGTGACTTGATCGAGAATGTAATTAAACCAAGTAAGAAGCCTTGGGAATTACAATTATCATTTGATGGGTTTGAAGGAAGTGAACGTAAGTTAGTTAATAAAGATCCCGTAGCTCAGCAAGTATATGAGAATATTCTATATACGTTAGAGCAAGGAGTTAAACTTCAGGTCCGTTGTGTAATCAACGATTCAAATATATATTACTTCCATGATACCTACCGTCAGTTTAAACAGATGAGCGAAGAGTACAGTGGTTTATTCTATGCCGATTTCACATTAGTTCATGAAACTAACCTAGAATCTGATTTCCCTGAAGTTCTTAAACGAGAATTGGGTATGATATTAGATGATATCTTAACGGATGAGAGTCCATTCATTACAGCAGGACTTGCTTCTATGATAGGTTCTATTATAGAAGATAGAAAATGTATGGCTTGTAATGTTGGTTCAGAGATTATTATTCGTCCGAATGGAGATATCTATCCATGTACCATGTTATCTCAATACTCTGAAGATTTCAAGATGGGTCATATCACAGATAGAGAACTCAATACTGATATCGCTACTGATGTACACGAACGACCTAAAGATTGTGATACTTGTGATTATAATAAGTATTGCTTTGGTGGTTGTCGATATGAACGTTCCTATTTGGGAAATCTTAATGAGATTAATCTTGGTTATTGTGAACAAACAAAAACTGTTGTGGAATCATTATTGGAATTCAGAAAGAAATTATATTCCGATTCTTGTAAGAATAAGGATATTATTATGGAACGAATTCTTCGTTATCGTACTTGGCGTAGCGGTATGGAATCTACCATGGATTTTGAATATATGAAATTTAGAGGTAATCAAAATGCCGGAATTGAGTAAAGAGTTTAAAACTCGCATTAAACGAATGCTTAGGTCTCTCAATAGTTTTCGTTCTTGGCAATCCATCTTCTTTAATCTTACCTACGCTTGTCCATTAGCATGTAAGTATTGCTATATTGACCCAGAGCTCAAAGGTATGACATTAGAAGAAGTTGAATATACTATGGAACTTATCAATCAAGATAAGGGGAACTATTCAAGAACTATTACGTTCTTTGGTGGGGAACCTGCTTTACAAATGGATATCATTGAGAAGATTGTTCCTAAATACTATAATGAAACCATCCCAAGGACAAATGAAAGACGATACCGTTTTGGTATCATCACAGGGTTTTCCGTTAATCAGGAACGTCTTATGAAACTATATGAACAATATCCATTTGAGATTGTCGTATCATATGATAATCCAAATGATGGTAATCGTATAGACCACAATGGCGTACCATTCAACTCATTAGCCGAATTAAAGAAATATACGCATCTTGACTTAGGTCGATATGTCTGTATTCAAAAAACACTTACTGGTAATGAGAAAGATATCCTTGCGGATATTAAAGAATTAGATGAGTTTCATAAGCAAACGGGTGTTAACTATTGCTGGGGTCATAACAAAACACCGTTTAAGATACCTGATGACAATTACGAGAACTTTAAGTCCCAATACAGTTCCGTTATCGATTATTTCTTAACAGGATTAGAAGATGACCCGAATCGGTTTATTCCAAAAGTGGTTACCACGGAATATCTACAATATGTAACTGGTACTGTTGAGCAAAATCATGGTGGTTGTGGTCTTATGACAGAAATATTTATATCACATGAAGGCCGTGTGTATCCATGCTCTATTTCTAATAGTAAATTACCGTATTTTGACTTAACAAATGAGGATGCTACTGAGGAGATTGAATGTGCTGAACGCCAATGTATCCATAATCCAACATGTGATAGCTGTGATATTAGGTATTTCTGTAATGGTGGCTGTATAGTCGATCGATCGGTTAATTTTGGCGATTATGGGAAACCTAACCCAAATTGGTGTGATTATATACATGCGATTGAATCTGCTGTAGCTGATGCTGCTAATAAACACAAGGATACTGAAACGTATCTTAGAAATGAGTTAATTAAATGGAGAATTGGTCATTATAAGGCATGTTTATCACCAACCGATAATCAAAACATAGTAGGAGGAGTTATTGATGTTAATTTATCTACCTGAAAGAATCTATGACGTGGTCAAAGATGATGAGCGTATCCAATCATACGCAACAGAAATGAAAGAACTTTGGGGAATTGGATTCCCTAGAGTTGCTCACATGAAACAAATCAATCAAGTTGGTTTCCATTATATGTGTCAAGTTAGACGACTATTGAGAAACCACCCTGCCTTATTAGAACAGTTTCAAGTGTCTAATCATGAAAATGATACGGTGTATGTGAAATCAGTACTAACTAATACTAATGATGCTGAAACTAAACTGGAATGTTTATATCGATTGATGTCAAGTTGGATTGATAGAGATTCATCAATTCGGGACTTTATTACATTATTCGAATCATTAAATATGAACGAGTTATTTGCGTTATCGGCTAATGTAGTGAAAGCATATTACATTATGAAGACGAGCACAATAGAAGCTAATACAATTGAAGAATATGTTAGAAAAGCTAATGTTGTATACACTCAAATTCATGGTGTATGTAATATGACTCGATCATTGGAAAAAATGCTCATCGTAGAATCTATCGATCAGCTGGTTTCTCATTTACGCGATATTATTATTACAAATAGCATTTCTATCGATAAAGCAATTGAGATACATAATGAATATATGACAGAGATAATGAAACGGATTGAGCAGAATGATGCTATGTATCTTACATTCAACACTCGGTCATTATATTTCCATTTACTAATTGCGATTAAGCGATATGAAAAAACTCACAATATCGATACTTCCTTTGATACGGTAACTACATATCTTCTATATTGCTTAGCCCATAAAGAAGAATTCACCCGTTCATTGTATACACACAATGAGTTCATGTTCTCACATCTAGCTGTATTATTGAATGCGATTCATATGATTGTACCTGAACATATGCAAAAAGCTATAGAATACTACTTAGATGATAATGAATTGGGTTATTTGGTTGGACTGTCTAGTAATGGAAAATTGTCCAATTATATTGCTAATACATTGAGATCTGTTAATGCAGATGATTTTGGTGTCGCAGTATTAAAATACTTCGAATCTGACATCTACACATTAATTGAACCGATTTTAATTGATAAAACCTTGGAGGGTTAACTATGAATATTGTATGGTATCCAAATGAATGTAAAGAATTCATTTACCAATACCCAGAATTGATGGAGTTGCGAGATTTAGCTCGTAATGATCATCAAACACATATCATTACTAATACAACAGCGACTTTGGAAGAAAAGATTGGTGCTGTTGAAACAATTCTTGGTGGTGTGACTAAAGAACAAAATCGATTGGTGTATCTAGTTACAAAAGTCGATGATTTACCACTGGAAACGATTGTTGATGAATTGAATAAATCTACACGTTCTGAAGAACGACTTATCCTATTGAATCGATTATGTCGATTAGATATGGGTACCTATGGTCCACGTATGGAAGCCTTTGTTAAAAACTTAATTGAGCAAGGGACTATGGTGAACGATCCATATTACGTAGAAATCATGAATACATACCCGATTATTTCCAATGGTTCTAAGGAATCGATTGATGAATGTTTCTCTAATGTAACTCGTGTATATAGAGAACAAGCTAAAATTGCTTTATTCATTGCTATCAAAAAAGCAATCGTAGAAAGCAAATATGTGTTTGAAGTTCCAGCTAATGAGTTTCTTACATATCTTGATTCCTATATCGATTCCATTTGTGAAACAACGAAGATGGATCCTATGATGTTTAAATCATGTATGGATTATATTGATTTCTTGGTATGCAATAATATGATGGATAAGGCTAACGCAGTTATCCAATGGATCGATTCTCATAAAGAAGAAGCTATCTATATTAATTCTTCTACGGATCTAAATACTACATTCGATTTACTATTAATGATTAATCGATTGAAGCACTTTGGTAAATTGACAAAACCATTGACAGAATCATCTTGGAATGATAAGGAAATGGAAGTAATCAATGCTACCATACCTAATACCATTACACCATATAGTGTACTACATGCTACGACAGAAGATATCAATTGGCTATTCGATTGGTATAATGATATTATCGAATCATTCGGTTAATGTAAAGAAGAGTTTAGGATATCCTAAACTCTTCTTTATTTAGACATTGATGTAATATCAATTACAATATTTCATAAGAAAGGAGTCAATCGTTAATAATGGCTAAACTCAATAAACGATTTAAGTTTACCAAAGATACTACGAACGAAACCTTCTATGCTGACATATATTCATCGATCGGTGACTTAGAAGAAGGTCAACCATATCTTTCGACTGATGTTAAGGTCGATGAGAATACAACTATGCCAGGGTACGTCCAAGGCTCTACTAACTCATATGACGAGAATCTTCTCGATATATACATAAAGCCAGATGACGCTACTAAACAAACATTTCGTTTAAAATCAAAATCGTATAGAAACATTGCCAATGGTGTCACTATCTATTCCCAACCAGGTCAATATACATTCAATATTCCTGTGAGTGTAACTAAAGTATGTGTGATCACCGTGGCAGGTGGTTCTGAATATGATTACGTTCATAACGTAACCCCTAAGAATATCACTGCATTGAAAGCTCAACTATTGGTTTCGTCTGTTGATACCTATGTGACAGAAACAGGTAAAACGGATCGATTGATTAGTTCATCTGTAGATTATCAAACCGTTTCTTTTGATGGTTCTCCTATCATTGGTTACGGTATTGATGGTGTAACAGGTAAAGTCACTCGTAGTGAAATCCCTGTGAATACCCCATTGTATTTTGGTACACCATCTGGGCTATATAATGATACTACATCAGCCTATAGACATAGTGCATCAGGTCAATTGCGTTCTACCGTAATTGATGTATCCAATATTGAATCTCTCAATGTAGTAGTCGGTAACTTCGGTAATGCTACTGATAATACAAGTCCTAAACGTGGTACTAGCGAATTAGTCAGTGCTGACTTACCATTAACCACTAAATCTAAAGAAGATAATGGCACATCATTCCATTTCGGTAATGGTGAACCTACCATGCATGTAATTAAAGTAGATGCTATCGGTATGGGTGGTGTTGGTTCTCAAGGATTAAGCCCTAACACTAATGACCCTGGAACACAACCATACGCTGAAAGAGAATTTGCTCGTATGGGTAATGTCCGTGGTACTGTGGTTAAGGTTGCTACAGCTGATAAAACAATTGCTAACATCGTTAGCATGAATGGTAATAGTGCCTTATTGGGTGATAGTGTTATTACCAATAACAAACCAATTCCAGGTGCTAAATTTAATGGTACTATCGATACTAACCCAGCCTACCCAGGATTAAATTCTTTGACTGCTGAACAATTAGAAGCTGGTCGAGGACTTCCTGGTAAATCCGTTAAACAGATTTGGATTGAAGGAGTAGAAGGGTATGATAACCCTATTCTTGAAGGTGGTGCTGGTGGTTTACCTGGTCATGATGGTGAACCTGGTAAAGTAAGTAAATTCTTTATCATAGAAGATGGTGTGACTAAATACATTAAATCGGGTGGCGGTGGTGCTGGTGCTGGTTATATTGCTGGTAAACTTGTTACTATCAATGGTGATGAGTATGCTAATAACAATCAAGTCAATGTCAACGCAACCTATGATAAGTCAAATGGCTTAACACCTGGTACAATGGGTAACTATAATATCACCTATGGTGGTACTATCGAACCTAAAGTTCGTATTGGTCAACCTAATATTGGTATCGTATCCATCATATATGGCCCAGACATCGAAAACCTGGATATTCCATTATATACTTGGACAACTGACCAAGAATCCTATGTGGGAGAACAGCTTAGATATACTGCTAATGGTATTGAAGGGAATATTAAATTCTCCCCTAAACGTATTTTCATTTCTCACGAATTTGTGAAAGATGAAACTGCTGCTAGTGGAGCTGCGTTTATGCAACCTTCCCAAAAAGCTGGATTGGAAAACCTAGTATTGGAATATATGAATGATAAGGGTGTTTGGACTAACTTCAAAACAGCGTCTATATCCTTTACTATGCTAACCGAAGAAGGTCAAACCTATATCGATATTCCATTGCGTGTATATTCCACAAAATGGAGATTACGTCTACCAGATGAAAACCTTCATCTCAAATCAAAGAATGGTGTTAAGATTGATTCTTACATCACGTACACAGAAGATGAAATGACCTAATAAGTATATATTATAAGAATGAGTATGGATTGACCATACTCATTCTTGTTACTGTTTGTTCGAAAGGGTAGTAATATCTAACATTATAGCTAACAAACAGGTATTGATAAATTATTTCATATTTGGAGGGCATTTATTATGGCATTCAACACATCTATGACGTCCCAAAGTCAAACGAATCCTACTGACAATATTAACACTCGTGGGATTCAATTCTACAATGGAGATGCTACCATCGTATTCGATTACTGGAATGGTATGGCATCTATTAAAATCCATCCAGCACTTCCTGAAGCTGAGCGAGCTAATAAACAAGTATACGATTATAAAAAATCTGTATCTGTAGCACTTAGTCCAGATAATGCTGTATTGGTGGGTAAATATATTAAAGAAGATATTCTCCCTGCTATTGAAAAAGGGGAAGAATGTACTCGTGCCGTTGTGAGTGCACGTGTTAACTTATTCGTAGTATCCACTGGTGTTAACCAATATGGTGAAGTAAAACCATTCATTGGTATCTATCGTAAATTAGATGAAAACCGTATTCCTGCAGAATCCATGGTATTCCATTTCGATAAACATCCAGTGATTACCAAATATGCACCTACAACAGGTGAAATCGACATGAATAGCCAATACACTGAATTAGTAGGTGTAGGCGAATTCTTTACTGCTTGCTCCGCATTAATGAATGCTGGTGTACATGCAGACAACTTTTCTAACCGTTTTCGTATCAACCGAGAATATGAATTCAGAGCCGCAGCTTCTGGAAAATTAGGTATTGATAACGGTAGCGGTAATCGTACTAATTTTGTGAACCGTTCCAATGGTGGTGCATCTCAAAATATTTGGGATATTAAAACACCAACTGATACTCTTTCCAATGATAATGGTGGCGGTTCCTTAGCGGAAACATCAACAGCATCGTTTGATGCCTTAAGCGACTTGATGTAATTCGTTAGTGACTAGAAAATACTTCCGATGTATTTCGGAAGTATTTTTTTTTTGGAGGTTCTATGAGTGAAGATGATAAACTCAAGAGTCTGACTATCTTGGTAACGTATCGTGACATCATTAAGACTGCTGATTTTTATATCCTAGATTTAGTGAAGACGCGATTTCGTGATAAATTTAAAGACTTAATTGATTTTAAGCTATTGGATACCTTAACAGAGGAAGCATTAATGCTTCATTGGTTACATCGTCCAGTAAAGAATGTTCTCGAGTGGCTAGCTATCAAAGAGTTCGATTATGAAAAGAACTATCAGTTTCTATATGATAAATCCAAGAAACTATATATAGATGATGATCGAACACTTAAATTTGATAAAGTACTGGAGAACTATAAGTTTTCGAAAGCAATTAATGATATCTATGTGTGGAATCCCACCTATGATAAGCGTCAATTGTTTGATCTCAAAGTAAGGCATGGTTTAGGTAAAATCAAATACGTGACAGGTGCTAGCTTGGAACGGGTATTAGACAGAATTGGTTCTGTCAATTTAGTATACGACACAGATGCTGATCGAGTTGCGGAGCTCATCAGTACAGGCAAATATCCTAAGATGGTATTTGGTGTCGGAGCATATGGTTATAATTATCAACGGGATTTTATACTGAAACATGACTTAGCGGATAACGTCAATGTATCAACTTTCCCTATACTCATTATTAATGAATCATACCTATTTAATGGATAAAGGAGATACCACTATGAGTGAAGTATATAATCAAGCGGAAGATAATCAGATCTCCGTTAAAGTAGTAAAAGATACAAGTAGTTCGTTTGATACAATGGAACAAACGTCTAGTGTACCTAGACCTACGTTTCCACAATTGATTCCGGATAACAAAACTAAACATCCTTGGAATGTCATTACAGAAGCCGAATTCAAAACTCGTATGCAAGAAATCTTCGAGATGGTGGCTTCTGCCTTAAAAAGCACATTAGGACCCTATGGTGCCAGCACACTGATTGAGTCTATGGGTACCTATCATTTGACTAAAGATGGTTTTACGGTATTGAAGAACATTCACTTCAATAACCGTACCGATAATACGATCTTAAATACCATCTTGACAATCTCTCATCAAATGGTTATGAAAGTCGGTGATGGTTCTACATCTTCCATCATCGCAGCGTATAACTTCTTACATCGTTTATCTCAATCCGACGAATTGAAAGCATTACGTCCTCGTGATTTAAAACAATATGTCAATCAATTCGTTGATGTAGCAACGCAATACATTCAATCCAATGCTCAACAGTTGACTGATGAGAACTTCTTGGATATTGTAACGAATATCGCTAAGGTTGCTACCAATGATGATAAGACCTATACAAACATCATTCATGACATCTATGAAACATGTGGTCGTGATGTAACGATTAGCAAAGCAATGTCTGATACAAACGAACCTTCATATGAAATCAAAGATGATATGTTCTATATTGATGCATCCTACTTAGATCGCATCTATTGTAATACTGATAATGGTACTAAAGTGGAGTTAAAACAACCGTCTGTAGTACTATTCAACTTCACCCTTGAAAATAAGCATTGGGATTTAATTAAGATCATGAATGCAGCTATAGCTAAGTCTGACGCAACAGGTCAAAAGCAATTATTAGTGATAGCTCCATATTATGATGACCAATTCTTAGATCGAGTGAAGAATGACATCAACCGTTTCCGTGCTTGGTATCAACAACAGCAACAACAAGCTGGTGCGATTCCATTCCCAATGATCTTTGGTAAAGCTCCATTCTTCAAAGCGATTCAACGTGATATTTATGATGATGCATCTGCCTTCTTAGGGAATATGATTATTAATCCTATGGATGCTGACCATCTCTTAGAAACATTGAATACACTAAATGGCCAACAAGTGCAATGGAATGAATATGAGCAAGCTAAAGAAACAATGCAACCAGAAGCGTTCGAACAATTCTGGAATAATCGACCAGTACCAGAAAACCCAGAAGAGAAAGTCAATGAGTTGCTAGACGAAGTAGCTAAACGCTTTGGTACATCAGAACAAGTACTCATGACAAATAAAACCATTGAATTCACTGGGTTAACGAATCAAGATGCTAACATGATCAAACTTCGTACTGATATTGCTCGTGGTGATATGGAAAAAGAATTAGCGGAAGTAGAAAACTTACGCTACATTTCTAAAGATTTCATTGCAGCTAAAGAACGTTTATCTCGATTAGCACTAAAATCTGCAACGATTCGTGTGGGTGGTAATAGTGAATTGGAAAAGAAAATGAATGATGATGCCTTAGATGATGCTATTAAAGCATGTGATTCGGCTCTTCGTTATGGTATTAACCCAGGTTGTAATACAGCGATTATTCAAGCGTGTATGCCTGAATTAAATACTCGCTTATCTGAACAAGAACCTATTATTCAAACCATTGCGGATATTGCCTATGAATCATTCTTGGATGTAGTGCAAACGATTCATAAGAATAAGGATCCTAAAGTAACACGTGAAAGTGTTGCGTATATTGTAGAAAATTCAGCTATGGATAATCGTTGTTATGATTTGGTATCTGAATCATTCTCCACTGATATCATTAACTCCTGCCGTACAGATATTGAAATCTTACGCAGTGCGATTGCTATCATTGGTGTAATCATTTCGTCTAACCAATATCTAGCAGCCGATATAAAAAATTAAGCTATCAAGCACAAGTAGATAGAAGGAATTATTTTTTCCTTCTATCTACTTTTCTATTTGATTAATGGAGATAGTGCATATGGATCGATTTTATCCAACACTAAAAGACTTCTTAACCGAAAAACGAGCTAGAACACAGCAAACCATTTATGGGTATGCTAGTATAGAAGGTAGTTATAAGGAACGGTATACGAAGTTTATTAAACGATTTCCTACTTTAGATGTAAAGTACTATAAGTCCCATTCATCATATTTTATCCACGTGAAAATTCCATCAAGTAAATCATTAGACAGAGGGATTGACCTTGCCTATGATGTTATATTTGAGTTCTTTGCACCAACCGATGATATCGCTAAACAAAACAGTTTACAAAATTGGACTGTGCGGGTGTTTTCTAATGCTCCATCCTTTGCGTATCGCTATGCCTATGTATATTATCGCACAGGGTTATTGATTGATGGTCTACAAGACAAGTTTGATGATAAAATTCTTAAAGTAAAACCAACTAAACAGAATCCAAAGGAATTAGTTGGGTTTGATTATACCATTTATTTTGCGGTCATGTATCTTATGAATCGACCTAGTTTTATTCGTAATTTACATAATCGGAATTTTGGTAAGTTTGAAGAATTGGTTAAGAATACAAAGGACTATTATGAAATTCTTCGTATCTATAACAAAGTCAGTCGACTATCATTATCGAATATCAAAAATCGATTAACCCTTAATGTAGATAAATTCAAGCGTCATCGCTTTCATAACGACACCAATTCAACCACGGTTAAAACAACCAAACCGGTGAAAGCGACAAGCCTAACAAAAGCGGTTAAAACAACCAAATCGGTTAAAACAACGCGAAGTGTAAAAACAATTCGAAAGAAAAGATAAGCATATATTATCATTTTGATACCGAGCGTTGGTGTTTTTTATTTCATGATGAGATGGAGAAGATAAGATGAATGAAGATGTAAAAACGAATGATATCATTCTTGACTCTGTTCCAGAAGGCGTTATACCTGTTGATGAATGGGTATATGGTCCTGGTGATGAAGTCATTACCTATACAGCGAAACAGGTCATTGTACCATTCGATGTCATTTTTAACATCCCTAGTCAAGTGCGTAGATTGAATGATTTCTACGTAGTCTATAAGGATGCCTATGTAAAGCAGTTCGGTGAAATCACGAAGTATATGAATTACTTCATCAAATTCTATGATCCAGATAATGAGTTATTGAGTAACTATTTAGGTCTTAAATACTTACTTGAATCTCGTAAAATCAAGATGGGTCGAAAAGATTTCATCAAGTTACTATATGAATATATCGTAACACCTACCATGTATCAGAAAGTGATGAACATGGTTAACGATAACTATCGTGTTGATTTAACTCAAAAGAAAAAGGAAGGGATTTCCTATTATGAATCTCTTGAGTTTACCAATCATCATGCGAAGTTATTGATGCTAATTTCTATTTTCATTAGAATCTTCATTCCGATGGTGATGCACTATATCTCCACAATGAAGTCTAAATCTGAAAATGCACATTTGATCGAATACTATCGACCAATTTTTGACATTGTGGAAGAGAATGAACATGTTAACTTATATCAAAAATTGTTCAATTCTATCAATGTATCTGTACAATTATCGTACAAGAAAAACAAGATCATTTGGGATAAGTATGAAGCACAGTCTGTGGATGTTATCTCTCGATCTGAAGAATACTTGGATAAGAATATCATCGTGGATAATGTATTCAAGTATCAATTTGATAAATCCATTATTTCCTTTAACAGTGTTATCATTAAGACACAATTGAAGTATTCGTCTCATAAGAACTTCAATATGAACTATAAGGAAATCAATCAGGAGAAAGACTCTGAAGGGTTATCATACTTAGATAAGCTTGAAATGAGTGCTGTTAAGATTGATGAGAATATCATTCTCTTATCAAAGGTTAACATTGATAGCACGATCAAGCGTATCAAACGTGAAAACCGTATCAAGATTAGTAAAGACGAAATCAAGTTCTATACGGAACAGTTTAAAGTCAACCGTATCAGTAAGAACTTAATCTTCTATTACTATAGTAAATACTTTGGTGGATACAATGATTTGAACCATATTACATTGAAGCAGTATATCAAATTGATGATATTAATGAAACGCAAGATGGAATTCAGTGGTTACCAATACTTGAATCAAATCATTACCGCTAATATCAATGGTAAAATCAATAGTCGTACAATCCACAACTCTAAATTCATTGAGAAAGTGGAAACTTCTTCCGTATACCAAAACATTCGGAATGAAAAGTTTAAGACGATTAATGATGTGGGTAAAGGTGATTTGATTATCAATATCTTATCCACCTTAATCAATACTGAATTCACCTATGTAGATTATGATAATCCTGAACTGACAGGTGAACCAATTGAAATGGATCTTGATATTCTTTCACAAGAATTCTTGGATTTTGTAAATCAAATCTAAGTATATATTATATTAGGGAATAGCGATGTGCTATTCCCTACACTTTTTTATTGAGGATGATAATACTTATGGATATGGAAACATATATGAAACAACTGACGTTTGTATTGAATAAAGCTACTAGAAATGATATGGTTGAATGGGGTAAGTTACTCCATCAACAGGATCACTATACATCATATAAGAAAAAAGACCTAGCTAAATTACATCGATACATGAAACAACTTTATCATGATGCTGATGTGATACATCTTGAGCCAGGTGATTTTCAATTCTTTGCCGAATATATCACATGTGAAGGTAAACTTCGACATCATCGTGTTATGACGATTACCTTACGCGATTATCTTATATTAAAGAAATTACAAAAAGGTAATTATCGTGGTGTGATGGACATACTACGAGGTGAACCCGATTCTGTAAAGAAAGAGTTTCACTCGATTGTGATGAATGCAATGCAGGAGAAACTATGGTAAAATAATGGAAACTTCATCAATTCAAAATGTAATCCGACTTCTTGAAGAAACCCCCTATGCTAAATGGGAAGACAAAGAACATCTAGTAGTTCGCTGTCCCATTTGCGGTGATTCTAAAAAGCATCATGATGGTGCTCATTGTTCCATATGGGTACGAAATGATGAACCCTTAGTGTATCATTGCTGGATCTGTGAAGAAGCTGGGTTAGTGGATAGACAATTCTTACTCGATAAAGATATCGGCGATATAGATAGCACGATTCAGTTAGAACAATTCAATCGTGCGAATGGTCGACGGAGTGCGTTAACTAAACGAAGTAAGAATGGTCAAGTACAAAATGTAGAGATTCCTAAGATACGAGAAGAACACCATAACAAAGTGGAATATCTTCGTAATCGATTAGGAATCAATTTTAAGTATGAGCAGTTAGAAGCTCTGCGAGTCATAACGTCCATTAAAGATTTCTTACAATTGAATCATGCCAAGGTTAGTAAGAAGTATGCATGGGCGATTGACCAAATGGAACGAGATTATGTTGGGTTTTTATCTAGTTCTAAAAACTATATTATCTTTCGTTCTATCAACCCCAATAGTAAATATCGATATATCAATTATCGTATTTATGATTATATTATAGGTGCTGAGAAGTTCTATACGATACCCTCACAAATGAATATTATGGATAATGACGTAACATTGCATCTGTCTGAAGGGATATTCGACATACTATCCGTAGCGTTCAATATGGGTGAAAAACGAGAAGGTAGTCATATCTATGCTGCTATATGTGGTTCTGGATACACAAGAGTCTTAGAATACTTTCTACGGAAAGGATTCATTAAGAATCTTCATATTAACATATATTCCGATTTAGATAAACAACCTGATTTTTATAATGAGTTACTGTATCTTAAAGACTGGTACAAAGACATCAATATCTTATATAATACCTATCCAGGAGAAAAAGATTTTGGTGTACCACGAGATAAGATATGTGCACAGGAGATTAAACTAACTAGGAGATGATGACGTATGACTAATGAAGAATTAAAAAAAGTGATTATGGAATGTATCCGTGAAGCTAAACAAGAAGCATCTGATTACTTTGATAGTATGACACCCAAAGACCAAAAGCACATGGAATGTATACTGATTGGGGAGGATTATTGTGATACCGTATTGAGTAACTTACAAACAGCCATACTCAAACGTATTAACTCATAAAATAAATATATATTATTGACAGGTAAATTAAGAGATATATCTTAATTTACAGGATGGATGCTGTCTGAACTTCTCTCCTATAATATCTAACCAAGATATTACATTACTTAACAACCCAAAAATAATTAACCAACTAAAAACTAGACAGCATCCATTCCATATACTTTAGTGAGACACCGATGGAGTATTTCTCTATGCCATAACTGATTCCCTGCAGTTAACGGCTAGGGTATTAAATCACTAACTCTCTCATGGTCTATCATTTCATTGTATCATTGCAAGGTTTACCCCTTATCTTCCTTGCACCATCCGATACTATACTCTCCCATAAACAATACACAAAATTCATCCAATGCTTATTGGGTGGGAGATGCAATGAAACCCCAATGATAGACTCATAACACACCCAACCGGTTTTCCCTGACCGGTTCATTAAAGACACAATTCACTCCCTCCATCGGTGTCTCACTAAAGTATATGGAAACAACAAAATCGGATACGCATTTGCGTATCCGATTATTTTATACTGATTAATTATTTTTTTTTGATTTACCGAGTAAATCGATCTGGGATTGTGATGTGTGTCGTTGTAGATGTATGTATAGTATTTTAACCTAAGGTCCTAAAAGAGAGATAAGACTCCCAGATCTGTGGCACTTCACATTGTGAAAACGTATCATGTGAAATGATTTGTATTAGTGTACAAAACTAGAAAAGTTAAGCATGTTCTGTTGATAGACTAATTCATGTTATAGTTATATTATTGGAGGAATGCTCGTACCACATACCGAATATTGACAATAATTAATCAATAATAGAATGTGGTGAATATAAACCTGTACTTTAAACAAATCTATAATATTCTCTTACTAGAAAGAGGTGAAACCGATTGGCTAGATTTATTGATAAATCAGAGTTTATCAACCAGAATGTCAACCTCGCAGAGAGTCGAATTACGTCACAATATTCTACGTTCCTGGAGCAAAAACCGACGTTCACTACATTCTATCATGTGAACACACGTAGATCTACTACCGATAAAGGTCTTAAAGATATAGAAGGATTGATTGATAGTCGTTCACCAATCCGTTACAATAAAATCTACAACTTTCCACTCTATGGTATCGAACAGATACAATTAGATTTACAAGAGGAAGATGAAGGTTTAAACTCATCCTATGATGGCAATGCCGTTATTCTACCGAATACGATTTATCCATTACCTGATGATTATTTCTATATCGACTATTTAGGTCGTAAGGCATTATTCCGTGTCACTGATGTAAAATACGACACCATTAAAAGTAATGGGTATTATAATATAGCCTTCACTATTAAATCCGTAGACGAGCACGATGTTGATGTGCTCGATACATTAGTGGTGGAAGAATATAACTGCGTATTTGAGAATATTGGTACTGGTGATAATTGTTTAATCAAATCTGAAGATTTACAACTGATGAATCGGATTCGTCAGATCTATGAAAATCTTAAGACTGGGTACTTACAAAAGTATCTCAATGCAAAATACAATGCGTTACTCTATATGGTAAGTTCTGAAAATATCATGTACGACTATACAATTTCTCGTTTTGTGAATAGAAATCAAATCTTCTATGATAAGAAAACGAATAATACTGTCTATGTATATGAAGAAGAACGTCAAGTCAACAACTTCGAATATGAGAACACGATCTATGATAGGGTCGTTCATAAAGATTTCGATGATTGGGAAGAGCTACTTGCCTATTTCAACGTAGAGCCTACGTTTATGATGGCTGAAGTATCTATCTTTGACTACTATCGTGATCGAAGAATCAAGTACATGCAATTCTTCGATTATCCATTAGGTCCATTCAATGATTCCTACTATAAGTATATCAGTAAGGACTTCTTACATGCGATTGAATACCATGATAGTACACTGTTACCACCTAAGGAACGTCCTTGGGAACATTTTGTATTTATGTATTGCACAACTGACAATGTATTGAGTCTAACTAAATGGTTAGATAATATCGATAGACGACGATTCCCATATAGTTTGGAAACCTTCGTATTCATACCTTTGGTATTATATAGCCTTAGACAACTCATTAATCAACTTACTAATGATAGTAAGGCGTCCTCTACGACGATGGACGATCATCTTCTTAAAAAAAATGATTAGTACTAATTTTTAGGAGGTCAATTACAATGGCTTTAAAAACGTTATATGCAACTTTCGAAGCAGAACGTGCAGAACAACAATATCATGATTTGATGTTAGAACAAATTCTTGGTTCTGATGTACGCGATGCTATTATGGAAGCGGCAGAAGAAGAAGATACAAAAGAAACAAAACGTGACAAAACTGGTCACCCTGAAGAAGACGGCGAATCCAAAGATTCCGATAAAAAATCTAAAGATTCCGATGAAGAATCTGAAGATTCTAAAGATAGCAAAAAATCTGATAAAGAAGACGAAGAAGCTGCTGAAGAATCTTTCTTCATGGATGAAGATGCCATCTTAAATTATGTAGGTGAAGCTGACGAAGTCGACGCTGAAGATGCAGAAGCTGAAGATACTGTTACTGAAGCTGAAACAGAAGAAACTGAAGATGAAGAACCATCCGAAGAAGATAAAGCATTGGAAGCTCTGATTGACAGCATCCCTGAAACAGACCCTTCTGAATGTGGGGATTGTGCACCAGTAGGTAGCGTTGAAGAAGCGTTGATTTTCGATGAAATCGATCGTTTAGTTCCTGATACTGTACTTTACTAATATACTAGTATATAGGAGGACTATTGATGAACGTATTCACTGAAAAGAAACAAATCATAATCGATTATCGTGGTGATATCCCTGTTCTTAATGTAGCAGGTCCGATTGATATTCCATATTGGGAAACATTGGAACATATTTCTCAAATGCTTATGTATAACGTACGCATTTATGAAGTATTGAGTGATGGTTCTAAAGTGGAACTCGATCTTTGCAACTATGATAAAGAGAACGATCCAAAAAAACAAGGCTTGAAACAAGCCTATGAACCTACTACCAAAGACAACCCAACTCGTCTTGTTACTGATAAACCATTAAACATGTCTGAAGTAACTGACAACTTCACTAAACCACAACCATTACCTCCAACAAAAGTGGAAATGATTCATGATACAAACTATGAATCCATGGTGACTGGTGAAGAACCTACGGTTGTTTCCAGTAGTGCCACTATTCGTGAAGAATCTAACAAAAAAATGAGTAAGAAACTTCAAAAAGCGAATAAAATCTATGTTCCACCAACTGTCGATGACATTGATGAAAAATAGTCAAAAAAAAAAGAGAAGCGTTTGCTTCTCTTTTTCTTTTGTCTTATTTTGTGAACAATTTGATGGCATCCATAGCCAAGTCATGTTCGAAAAATGCCTGTAAGATCGGCCAGAAGTCTATTCTCATTACACTTCCCCCTTTCTTACCTTATTTAGTACGTTTTGGAGTAGAGCTCTTGGGTCTACTCCCTTTTGGTAACACTCCCAAAGGATGGTATCAACGATACTGTCTATTTCACTATCTCTATACATAGTCATATACAATATCACCATCCTTATCTCGGCGCGCAGAAGCCATATATTTATATGCTTCAGTTTGCACCTCTTTTAACATATCAAGACCTTCAAACTCACCAACTACGATGAGTCTGAAAATCAATGGGTCGAGATTATACTCGTTCATTAGATACATAATCTGTGAACGGTACATTTTAGGTAATTTAATAATACCTATAATATCCCCTTGCGTCTCTTTCATAGCATGGGCAGATACGTTCCTACCTATATGGGACACAATACGACAATTTGTTCGTTCTAACAAATCGACGATATCCATCATCCGATTCGACAAAGTCTTTTGATTGTTATTAATCCAGTTAGCCAATGTTGGAGTGATTTGGCTAATTGAGATGGCGTCAATATATTCAATTTCCTTATTATTGGAATTGATATATTCAATCGCCCGATTCAATTCGATGATCGGATCTCTCTTAGTTATATCGCAGACATTTAGGAATTCTTGAAACTTCTTATCAAGCTCTCTACTTTCTATCATATAGATCCCCTTTCTTTTACTAATCGTTTTGGTGATGTTGCTATCTTAGCTGCATGAGTCATCCATTCTTCGAGAGTGATGTCTTTGTATACACTCACTGAGCGATAGTGATAACTTTGTTTTGCAAGTTGCATAAAGTTTTCACTATTTAGATATAACTCATTAACTACTGCTTGGTCATTTTTAAGCATAGACCATAATACCCTTAGGCACCAATTTGCTAATTGAGTATCTGAACAGCTAAGATTACGTTTAAATACATATGGGATCTTAATCATCATATTCACGTATGGAACATTACGATCGAGCCCATATAGTCTACCCGCTACTGTATCCATCCATTTTGGGATACTGATCCGTCGGGCATCTTGTAATAACGCTTCAACTTGATCCACTATTTGCTCATCATTGTATCTAGTCCGTAATAATTCAGACATTTTCTTTGGGATTTTTACCCAAATTTCATATCCAGGATCAGAATCTTTTTGGACTTTGATGATTTCCGCTTTCGACTGCTGAATTCTATCAGCAACGTCGATTCTTCCATTACGCGGAGTCACACACTGTTGGGACATGCGGATGTCTAGTATGACTCCACAGTGACGGCATCTGAATCTACCGTCTCTGAGTTTGAATGTTGCTAATTGCCCATTCTTTGTGGTATGGGTACAATTAACCAACTCCATCAACTTAGGATTGCGTTGTTCCACTAGACGGGTCAACGCCTTAACCTCCTTCTTGGTCATGTTACCGATTAGTAACTTTTCCATTATATTTTCCTCCTTATTAAAAGATATAAATATGAGGCTTAACATATCCTCATATTTATAATATATACTTACAATCGTTAGGTGTAACAGTAAAAAAAGAGAATGGGCGAACCCATTCTCTTTTACTTACGTTACTCTTCATCAGAAGGTAATTCTTTAGATGCTAACTTACGCAATTTAAGCTCTTTCATAATTTCATGATATTGTTTTTGAGCTCGATTGTATTTTTTAGCTTCATCTTTAATTTCTTCTTTGAAGAAGATATCGTAATCGGATTTACGATACTTATTGTACGTAGATGGTTTAACGAATTGACGACCTAATTCTTCAAACGATAATGATAAAGCGATAGATGGACTATATGCCAATGCTTTACTTACCGTTAAGATTTGGTAATCATTCATCTTCTCTTCATTGTTGAATGCTGGTGGTTGTAGAATATCTTCCGTGCTACGGATTAATCCTTTAAGAATCATTTCTGTATGTACAGAATCTACACTCATACCAGAGTCGATCGTCAACTTGTTATAGGCATTGGCCATTTCATCAATGGTTGTACAATTATAATGGTCTTTCTTATCCAATAGACGGATAATGTTCTTCAATGGTTTACTTACTTCATTATTAACAATATTAATCATAGCGATTGGTGATTCAATATCCAATGCACTTAATTTAATACCAATGAAGTCGGCACCAATAGGTTTTAGATGTTTACTTACATCAGAGAATAGGTATAGCTCACGAGGATCATCAGGTTTCCCAATTTCTTGAATAGGAATCATCTCGTCTGTATCCTTGTTCCTGAGATAAATAATCTCTGTATGATCATTGAAATCTGAACTACTGATATCATCCATGGTATACAAATCTTCATTTCGAATTTGTAAGAACCATTGGCTCAAATCTTCTTTTGAGTCCATATTAAAGATGATTTTATTAGCATCTAATGCAAAGAATCGATAGAAATCTGCACTAAACTCAACTTTATCAGAATTTGTTTTCAGCATATGCTTAGTTGACAAAATCTTTTGTTGAATCGGATTGTTGGTTTGCGTAGCAGCAAATCGCCCCGCATGGAAACTTGGTGTATTATTGATATAATACAAATCACCATAACATTTATGACAGATACCATCATGTGCTGTACATGTGACTGGAGAACGCATAAGAATCGTTTTACCAATCAAATGCTCATCTGTTTCCATATTCACTACGTGTAATACGGATGGGTCTTCATCAGGTAACCGATAATAGCGACCATTGATCTTCTTTAATACTTTTCGGTTAGTGACATGAAGTTCAATTAACCGTTTTGTATCACAGTCATCAACAGTTTTACTGATATTATAGGATGATGTGAGAATCATAGTCTTATAGGAAAAGTGACCAGATTTACCCATAACCGTACTATTCATAATCAATGCTTTTGGACCTGCTTGACCATCAATATAGAAATTATTGATAGAATTCAAGCCACCAGCGATATAGTTACTGTTGATTGGTACTGGAATAACATTACCTTCTACATCAGGTTTCAATCCACCTGAGATAGCAAATTCTTGTAACTGTCCTGTATTGATACCAGCACCCGTTACTAAGAATGGTTTTAGATGATTATCTTCATCATTAACGATAATATCCAAGAATTCTTTACGGGAATTGAAGATAGTATCTTCAATTTCTTTTGGTTGTAATGTGTCATCCAATTTAGTATGTAGGATTTCACGGAATCTAGGATACCGTTGAGCCAACTCAATAAAGGATTCCATATCCATTGTTGTGCCAGCGAGAATACCAAAATCAGTAAAGATTTGGGATAATGCATAAATCATATCATCTAATGCTTCATTCATGGAGATGATATCTACTTCTTTATGGTATGGTGCGATTAAATTATGATTGATATAATCAGCAATATAATCTTCCGTAATTTTAGCACCATCAAAGATATGGGGACTACCAATATCTTCTACTTTATCCAACTTTCTAAAAGCATTCCAGATAATTAGATTGACAATGAAGTGTGTCACTGGCATGGTTTTAATCTGTTCAGCTTTATCAGTTGAAAATCTAAATTGTACAGGGTGTTTACGAACTTTTTCTTGTTCATACCCCTGTTTCATGTATGTATATAGTTCATTAAATACTGCTTTCCACTGTTTCTTATCTTCTACAATGGCATGGATATTAAATACGGTATCAGTAAGTCGCTTGTGATAGGCTTCATAGTTGATATCACCAACGAGTTCTACGTCATAACTTTCCATAATTTCCTCCAAATCAATAAAATATGTTACAATAGTTTATTGTAAACTTCGATATACGAACTTATTCATAATATATACATAGAGGAAACGTTAGTTTCCTCTATATTATTTCATACTAAGAACTTTTGTAGCTTCATTATATTCTAACGTAATCGTTGAATTAATAAGCTCTGGAATATCCAGTATAATAAGTTCGTGTTCTCTATCACTATCTGAAATCGCTAATCTAGTATGACCGAGTGATTCGATAACTGCGTATGGAGTGAATTTAAGTACGGCGTTAAGTTGTTGCCTCAAGACGGATGGTAATAATGATTCAATATGCATTTGAATCTCAACGATAGAACCATCACCTTTACGACTTACTCCTATTGTATGTGTGATATCAGTGGGATCTAAAATTCTAGTAAGACTGAAAATTCGTGTAATATCACTACTATTCATATCAAGAATCGTTTTTTGATCCCCCATCCAACGTGTAGCTTTATATATGTCAACCCCTATCGAATCGATTGGGTCATATCGTAATATAATACCACCATCTTCTGGGAAAGAACGAATCACAATGGGGTGAACCGATGTATCCAATAAGATTTCATCAATATCAAATACCCGATTGGCTTGAATCCAACCCATAGCACCAATCCATGACATATTCACTTTATTATCATCACGATGTTCCCATACCTTACGGATTCGATAGGTTCCAGGTAATGCTTTTACATATAACCCTAAGATATCAAGGTTTTCAACATCGTTTAGATAACCGAGTTGATTATCTTGCATATCTTTTAGAATTACTTTATTGCCATATACGGTATAATAGCACCAAGAGCATCCAGGGATAAAGAATCGTTTCCCTTCAGACTCTACTTTGTTGATTTCATCAACCCTAAATGTAAATAATAATGTATCCATTCATTATGTCTCCTTAATAAATAACATCAAGCAGTTTCAATAATCCATATATGATTATAATACAAACTGCTCCAAAACCGAGTCGAATGAACCATTCCACTGCTGTTAATATGTATCGTCCCTTTTTACTCATATAAGCCTCCTCATTATAAGTCAATAATATTACTCATATGAGAGGTACCAGAACGAGTACGTAAGGTGATATCGCCTAAACTTTCTAAGATAGGATTAAATTTAGAGATGATATCATCTACCATTGTATCAATATCCATCGTGTCGATTACCCATTGTGGTAATCGATCAATGTTTTGTGGTATACCTACTACCGTGATACCACCTTTAACAATCTCACCAATAGGGCTTTCAAATATTTCCTTACGGATAATATCAGCCACATCACCAAATCGTTCAATGTTATCATTAAATCGCTTCTCTGTTTTATAATCCATTTTAACAATGAATATCTTTTCAGGAAGGTTAATGAGTCGATTCTTTTCAACGGCATTCCATACGATCGTTGCTTTAATGGCTTGCTGACTATATGGTTTCTTATAGGCTTCTGGTTCTTTTGCAGATACTAGGTTTAAATAGGTTAGCTCACCATTAAGGAATGAACTTCTAAGTATCTCTCTAAAGTTCTTAATCTTACGAATGATGGAACTTACATTGATTTCATCTACATTCAGAATATCATCGTGAATAATAGAAGTGAAGAATGATTTTACATCATCTGAGGTAGTGGACTTAATAAAATCCAAACCAGAAATCTTAACCATGGGCGGATCAATTAATTGACCTTCCTGTAGTCGTGTATATGATACATAGCGCTTCTTCTTTGGTGTCAATATCATTGTTAAGTTATAAAACTCATTCTTCATATTGATACGCTTATGTTGGTCTGCTGGCATATTCACATCTTGACAATATCGTTCTAAGAAACATTGTGAATAGCGCGTTAATATATAGGCCATGATATTACAACAGATGAAGTCTAACTCATCTTCATTTTCAGCAGCTACTTGATTGGTAAGATTTTGACTTAACATAAGTTCCATATATTTAGCAATCGTTACCATAGTGGAATCTGTATCTTGTGTTACTGTGGCAAATCGAGTATGTTGACTATCTCGAACAATACGAGACCGTGTTGGGTGAATATGACATACATTATGGAAGATATACTGCCATAATGTAGTAATCGTATCTTCGATTTCTTCTGGTACTTTATTTGGATTACGGAACGATTTCGTTTCGGAACACAGAATTGTTAAAAGTTCTTTAACTTCACTTACATCCCGTAAGAATACATATAGGTTATTCTTAAAGTACAATCGAAGTTGATCGTAGTTAGATAGATTAGACACTATCGTTATTAACATCGCTCTATACTCGTCATTGTTAGATTGGTCATCTCTGAACTGAGATAGTAATCTATCAACGACACGTTTTGTCATATCATCAGAATATGGATTAGATACTTTAAAGTTCATATCCATATCAGTCTTGACAACCCTGTCGATAAATAGAAGGCACTCATCTAAATCAAAGAATTTAATATTCCCTTCTAATAGAGCCTCAAATGAAGTTTCTGCTGTAGCAATCAATGCTTGCCCTGTTCCTGTAGTAGATGCAGCTACATATAGATTGTAAAATACGGACGTATCAGCACCTGCGGCACCGTAATATGAGTTGGCAATAACTTTCTCATTCCCTTGACCAATATCTCTCACAAGAAATTCATAAGACCCTTGTGGGTATTTCTTACGTTCGGCTTTAATCTTATTACGATTATCCAAACTTTCAATCAATAGACCAGCTGATGCATTGGCTGATTTATCATGGGGTTTAAATAATACACCATATCCTGCTAAAATTGGTTTTTGTTTAGCAAAGAATTCTGTCATAGCTAATAGGGTTGTATCTCTTGATGTCCCTAAATAGTTATTATCTAATAAACAAGGATGATCCTTCATTCTTGTATTAATAATACGATATAATTTCTCCTCAATATCTGATTCTGACATTGATGGATAGGTTCGCATAAGTTTTGTTTTCATTTCAGATACCCATTCTTTCGAAAATGATAAATCTGATTTATTGATTCCCATTAGTCTCCTCCTTTGTAATATAAAGATAAATGAATACATCATTAATGTATTCATTCGAATAATATATATTTGTAACCAAGACTATGAAAAATCAGAAAAAGAATAGAGAATACGGAACGAATCCGTATTCTCTATTATATGAATCAATCAATTGACAATCTAAGATTTCTCTTAGTATTCAATCTAATATTTATAGCATTACCATGATTTTTCTTAAAACCAACATTTTCGCCAAATAGTATAGTTATATCCCCAGTATTGGTCCAGTCGCTATCATTTGAAGTATAAACTACTGCTCCTGTGTCCTTATCTGTTATTGTAACATGCCTGAATATTTGACCACGACCTGCACTCCATCGATGCGGTACATAAACTGTTAGTATATTATCAAATGGTATATCATTCACAATTTCAGTTCTTTCAACGCTACTTTCTATAGCATAATCATATCTATTATTCTTTACCAGATTGATAAAGTGACGTTCGTTATTTTTATCCATATATGAATAAGCTACAGTGCCACTCCTTGGTAATTCTATAGAAACATTTGTTCGTTGTTTAGATACCTTAATACTGTAACCATCCAATGTATTAGTGTTATTCACAGTAACAGATTTCCACCCATTTGTTAAAACAGGAGAAAGTTCCTTAGTACCTGAACCGACACCAATAAATTTATATTCGTATCCTTCATCAACAGGAACTTGAGTAAATAGTCTAAATTCAACCGAAGTTAATACTTTAACTTTTCTTGGTGTCGCAATAGTACATTGTGTACGATCATCATTCGGTCTATGATTGAATCCAATACTATTAAAGATGACTGGAATATTGCCATCATTTACACAAGTTTCTGTTGTAAAGAATGTTCGATTAGCTGGATTAATCATATTGATAAATGACAATGAATTCACCACACCACCAATATAGTTATTATGTAACGTATTGATTGGTAGTCCTGATTGACCATCGATTGTCATAGTAACAAGATCACCTAACCCAACATCTCGAGTATTCATCAATTTAACGATATAATGAGCACCTTGATTATGACCAGTGATAAATGGAATATCCAACTTATCTTCTGGATTTCTTGAATAGGATTTATCAAGAAGTCGCATACCAACAATCTTATCAACACCATTATGGCGTTCATATACAACGATAACAGACTTATCATTGTTTTCAACAATATCGGCATGGATACGAATGGCTAGAATATCACCCACATTATACGTCAATTCACTCATATCCCAAATACCAGTTCCTAATGATTTAGGACCAATCGATGTAACTTGAGGACCAGAACCAGATAGAATATCACAATATCCGTTTTCAGCAGTGAACCCTTCAATTGAAATACGATTCATAGCATCCATACGTTTAAAGATAATCGTACCTGTATTTGAACGATAGGTATTAGGGATAGCCATTTGAGAGTAATGGTCTTTATTGGTATTAATTGCAACGAAATTAATGTAATGACCATTATCATCTAGGATAGCATACCCTTTAGTTGTACTAGAAGGAGTTGATTCAAAACGAATGTATTCATTATCAAAATCAGTATAGTATAGTTTAGTATCAGTTTGTCTACCAAATGAGATAGCGGTATAAATAGGCAATGGTGTTTTAACAACCTTACGGTTTAATTGATGTACATCTTGTAATGTACACGTAGTCATTGTATCAATACCAATATCAATCATAGACTTAGCTGTATCTACACTACATCCGATTTGATATAAATGGTTAGTGTCCGACACATCAATCTTATATACATTTTTATTGTATATAGGTTCAATAGTGAGAGATTTAGACGCATTCTTATTACTCAATACAGAATAATCAACCACTTGATTATCAGCATCTTTCACACAGACATATTGTGTAGCAATGTCTGGAGCATGTTTAAACACTTCATCTAAATACACAATCACGTTAGAGGAGTATCCATTACTGATTTTAGTTAATGGGTTTTGGTAATATAGACGATAATCTGGATATAATTCAACCGTATTAGGTTTATATAGAATATCCTCTGGTGTTACCGGAGCCATAGAACGTAATCTAATTTGATCTCTAGGTAACACGGTTTCAGGAATTTGAGGTGTTACGGTAAGATCTAAGTAAGTATGAGTAGAACCTTTAGATAGTCCCAATATAGCCACTTTATCAATTAGACCCTTAGCTCGTGCAATATTATTACGGAACCCATCAAGTGTAGGTACATTCGTTTTACTGATTGTGAATGAAGAACCCGCATTATTAATAACAGGTTTCATAGTAATATGGTATCCATCAACGGCATTCTTATGGATTTCAGATGTCAAGTTAGATTCATTAACAACCAATGCACTGATATCAATCGGAATAGGAATGGTTGCCGTTTCTAAATGATATAGATTAATAGCTCGATCTTTAAATTTAAAGGTAACTTTAAAGTCATCTAATCGATTTACTAAGTATAACCAATGACTCGTTGTATTCGTAACCTTAGAAATCACTAAATCACCATAATAGCTTATGATGTCACTGCATAAATCAAGAGCATTACCTACGTTAACACGAATCAATGGTAATGGCCTATATTGTAACGTAAAACCATACGATGGGTTTTCAGCGGTAAAGGTAATTGACTCTGGCATACCATAGGTATCAGTAGCAAATACAGCCAAATCTTTGCCAGTTCGATTATCAGTTACAACCAACACTTTAGATTCAGTGCCAGTTACGTTTAACAGTTGGTCATTTTCGATTGTGATGGTACGTGTTAAGTTGACTTCATTTTCTCCATACATAGGGAATGTATCAGGAGCAAATTGTCCACTTCTCCAACCATCAGAACTTAATACACAATCTGTTGGTACACCGGCACCATATGTCAACTCAAGACATCTTGGTGGGATATACCGTTTAATGGTAATGATACAATTATCATATCGTTCATCTAACCGCATAGCATTATCACCTAATGCACGAACTGCTTTTTTACGGTTATCATAGCGATAGGAATCAACAACGGCACCAGTATCCTTCTTCGTAAAGATAATATCGAAGAAACCTTCATTAATTCGATTACCCTTATTATCTTTTGCAAAGTTAAATACAAGTACAGATCCATCAATATATTTCAAGTATTGTACATCTGTAGGTGATGTGATTCTATCTAAATATTGAGCAGGAGTTGAGTTACCAATATCAATTGAATAGGTGTAGATGTCAACAATGTCAACGTCAGATTGACCAAGTTCCATTCTATAGATATGGTCTACAGGCTCACTCTTTAAGAAATATTCGTTAAATGGTGACTGTGTAGAGAATGTCAATTGCTTAACTGGTTTATATTGATCATATAACGCAACAGCAGATACAGTACCTTCATCAGTACCGACACGAACAGTTACCATTTTATTCGGAATATTGTTCAAAACAACTGGAGATACATAGGTGACATCCATATTGGATTTTCTATTAGCAAATAATGGATATAGGTTATCTCTATATTTACCCATGTCATCTACCCGTTCACCAGTCATATTGGATGAGTTTGGAATAATCACATGACCAATTTCATCAGAGATAGAGGATAATAAATGAAGTTTCAAAAGGTTCTTAGCATTGAATAATGTTAAGTACGCATCACCCTCTTTGAAATTGTTTGCATCTGGTACAGGGATATCAATAAAGAACCCATTTTCCCCAAATGTCACTTCATGGATAGTAGGATTAATTTCAGGCTCATATATAATATTACGTGCGTCATCAAAGAAAGCTGATTTAACATTGAGTGTCGTATTAAGGAATACTCGTATAACACTAGAACCACAATCAACACGTACCACTCCATCATGTAATGTATCCATAACGATAGTATCGTTACTATCAACATATACACCTTCAGTACGAGTAGAAATAACTTCTACTGACTTCACATAATCAGTGAATAGCGGAGATGTAGTGTCAATATGAATTTCTTTGACTGTTTGTGGTAATGGTTCATACGCAACAGAAATACGTGTAATCGGTTTATGTAACGTAATATTCAATTTACCAGTAGTTGGATTACAGAATTGACGAGTAATAATCTTACCACTATCTAAATCACGAATGAGTAGTAGTTTATTGGTAGGACCTACTAATCCTTCTTTTGTAATCGTAAACGTGCTTGTATTGGAAAATTCATCATATAATGAATAGGTATCTTCCGTGAACACTTTAGGGTCATCAATATCTTCATCATTTTCCCATTTACCGTTAGATAGTAAACCATCATCAGGGAAACCACCATTAAATTCCATATATAATGGATATTTAACTTCACCGCGACTTGGATCATGGGTTTCAATAGTGATTGTCATGGAACCTGGAATGATATTAATGATTTGATTAATTTGATCATCTGGTTTATTCGTTAACATGTGTGAATATACTAAATGATTATCAGCATCTACGATTTTCACATAATACTTACGAGATAAAGCCTCTGTAGCTACAAAAGCAACACGTAATGCATTTAATGTTTTAGCATTCACACTAGCACCATGTACTACTGTTTGAATTGTATGGTCAAATTCATTTTCAATCGTTACTGTCAACTTAGCTTTCGTTTCATCAGTAAACGGATTAGTACCTAAGAACTTAATTACCGAATCAGTTGGTTCTACAAATGGTTCATATTCACCTGGTTCAGGTAACGTTGGTTCAGGTGTAGCAATATGTTCAGGCATACGAGGATTTGGATCTACGAATGGAACAATCGTTACATCTTTTGGTGGATCTTGTGGTAATGAATGAGGATTTACAGAGCGTTTTGGTTTAGTGTATGTACTAATATGAGTACGGTTATACCCAGCTCCATCTTCATCACTATCACGATCATGAATCACTTTATAGTTAGCTGGATTTAAATCATGTAAATCCGCACCATCTAATTCAGTTGGTTCTGGAGTTTCTTCCTCTTGTTCATGAAGAATTTCTGTATCATAGTCATAGATCGTTTTAACATTACCGAATGAAATACCATTTTCGATATATTCTCGTTCTGTAATAGTTCGAGTATCATCAGGAATGTTGTCGTTTGCTAATCCTTCATATACGTTTCTAGGAGGAGGATTGACACCACCTGTTTCTTCAAGTGTCTTATCATGCCACATGTAGAAACGATTGTCTTGTGTCACATGCCAACGTACACGGTCATCACCATTGAGTAGTACACGATACCCATAATTTTCATCAAATAATGGTTCATATAACTCTAAGTCATACCGACGGTCAGCATTCACGAATCGATTAAAGAACCAGTCATCCAATAAGTCTTTATACCAGTTACGAATTTCATTCAAATCTTTGATTTTCCCATCAGGGTTAATCTTTTCAAGAGAATCTAATACGTGTTTTTGGTATTCTTTATCTTTATTGAATAGACGGTCTGCTAAGTACGCAGAATCTTCATCGATATCGAATTTAAACATAGCATCAGACGCATGTACCTTTTCATAAATTTCAAGGTTGTCTAATGTGTTATGTTTCTTTAAGGTTGTGATAATAAACTTAAATGGTGCAATGATTTTAATATCTTTCTTATGAAGACGTACACCATTCAAATAGATATCATGATACGCTAAACAGATTGGACGAGTTGTCTTACCTTCCAAATCAACAAAGCCATCATTACGAACATGACGACGATGATAGATCAATCGTTCATCATACCCTACATAAGCAATACGATGGAACGCTGTTTCACCAGCTTTAATCGGTAGATTGAATTTTGGACGTTGTTTGAAATTCTCATGTTTGTAGATAACATAAGAGTTCTTAGAGAATAAACGACCATCTTCCGTATAGATACGAAGACGTGGTTTCACATCCTGTTTTACGTTAGTGATGTAATTTTGTAAGTTGAAGTTAACCCCAATATTACGTAGATAATCATCGCCACTATTCTTACGAGTGAATGTAACTAATTGGTTATTAGCACGTAAGAATACACCTTTATTAGCATTCGCACGTTCTTTAGGAACAATACGAAGTTTCATCTTAGGTGAGATATAATATACGGAATTAGTTAGGTCTAATTTAGACTCAACATTATCCATTTCAGTATCGATAACGAATACATCATATCGATCATTTACATATTCATTTTCCTTATTCGTTAAGAAGAATGAGTTAGCTACTGTAGAAGTTTTAATAATCCCTTTAAGTGGAACTGTTAATCCTTCTTCAGGAATGGAAGGAATCCAATACCCAAAATTGATACCATCAAATCGTTCTACTTCAATCATAGAATCTGGTTTGATTAATCGTTTTGGTAAATATACATATTGGAACCCTCTATGTACAATGATAGCAGATGGAATTACCATTTTACCATCAATATAGAATAGATAGGAGTTTGCATCATCAAACTTCATATCATTTTTATAGGTAAACACATATTGCGTTTCCGCAAATGTTTTATGATCAACTTGGATATGACCCGTTGGATCGACTGGCACATCTTGTTCTGTAGAGTTACGTTCCTTAGAAGCCAGATGTTCAGCACTCCATTTGGAGATGTCATGATACCAACCCGTTAAGAAACCGTATGTTCTACGTTCATACTCAAGATAGAATTCAGACCAAAGTTTAATCAGACCACTAATCGTGTTCATCTTATAATGGAATGGATTCCATCGGTCTGTCATATCGACTGCATGGATACCCTCGTTCTTTTCAAAGTAATCTTTGAGGCGATAGTCCCAATCAGCAGGTTTATAATTTTGCAATATCTCAGGAACGGAACCTTGTTGATAGCGATCTAACAATCGTTCAGTTTCTAAGTAGAAATCCATTTCAGTATCGAATTTAATATGATGGTTTTGTGTAGCTTCATCATATAAAGCAATCAAGAGAAGTTGATACTTCTGAGGATTACTGATTTCGATAATGTTTGGATAGTGTTCCGTTAAGACTACGGTACCATCGTTTGGTACATAATCTCTACGGTTTGGGTGTTTATATAATACAATGATATCATCTTTAGGTAACGGCATCTTTTGTAGTTCAAAATCTACGAAGCGTTGTGTAGCACTCACCGCTTTGATTTTGAATAGTAGTTCCGTACCTACTAAGATGACACGGTGTGTATCAGCATAATCAGCGATATTGATACCATCAAATGTGAAGTTGGTATAATCTGGATTATAATGTACACCGCCTGTAAATTCAGTTTCCAATGTTTGTTTATTTTGGAAGATAGCGAAGTAGTTATCCGTTACATTGAATTCACGTTTAGTAGAATAGAATGCATTCAATAATAACTTACTACCCGCTGTATTGGTTGTATTAATCGTTTCCGCTACAGAAACGATAGCATTTGGAATGAAGAGAACATTGATTACTTTAGGTGTATCGATAAGATATTTAGCCAAATCTTTACGTCTAAAGTAGATATATGTGAACTCCTCGTTAGGTTTAATTCTAATATTCGTGATTAACTTGTTATCAACGAACACTAGTACGTTATATTTAAAAAGCTTTCGATTACGATTGATGTCATCGAATGTTAACGCTTTATTGTAAATTGCAGAATCACGCCAAGCTTTACGACGACCTGTTGCAATAAACTGATGTTTCATAGGGAAGACGAGAACTCGTTCAGAGTTCACGTCATCAAACATTTTAACCCCCACTTCAGTTTTTAACTGAGCCGTTGTAAATCGTTCTTCGTGATAAGCGACTAAATCTCGTTGGATTTGATAGTCGTATTGATAGGATTTAATCTGCATATCAGCAAAGAATTGTCTAAACATCTTAGGATTTAGATCCCCTAATGCTAGATCCTTCTTCACCATATCCTTAGTAATATCTTCAGGCATAGTCAGTTAACTCCTTTATGAGAAACGATTATAGTGAGTTATTTACCTTTCGCAAAGTTTGCTACTACGGCATAAAGTTTATCACCGGATTTACCAATGATATCATCAAATGCATATTGGTTATTCAAGAAGCCACCATTTACAGCACTTGCAATATTAAAGATAAAGTAATTGAAGTTTTCCAATGCAAACAAGGCAGCATCACCATACATTTTACAGAATGCTTCTACATAACCACGAACTGTTAAATCTTTCATTGTGTTAGTGATCATATACGCAGATTCTTGTAATTGGGTAATGAATGTAGCAATTGTTGCATAATCTTCAGGTTTGAATGCTGCTTCGATATCACGTACAGCAATTTCAGTTAATCCTGATACCTTCAATGCATAATTTTGCACCATGCTGTTATCTTGCATTTTCAAAATAGCTAAGAAGTAGTATTTAGCAGTCAAGTATAATACTTTAGCAAATGCTACTTTATCTACATTTAATGCAAATAATTTATTCAATACACGAGTTAGCATGTGTGCATACACAGATGCACCTTCTGTGTAAAGAGTTGTGTTATTAAGTTTAGAGAAGTTTTGTTGAACTACTCTAGCGATATAGGCAGATTCAAGTAATACATAAAGTTTCTTTGGATCTACATCGATTCGACCACTATCATCTTTCGCATAGTTAGCCACACGGTCTAATACCGCAATACCAAATAAGTTTTGTTGGTTACCAGCTAAAAAGAATGGAAGTGGTGGTGGTAATTGGAAGTTAATATTCGATCCAATTGGTAGCATTTTACCATATAGACCATCTTTATGTGTGAATGCGTTCAATACATCATTCACGAGCGGATACTTAAAGTATCTGCGAATGTTACTAATTGCTTCATCAACAGCAGACGCATCTACTACAACGGATTTTGCTAAATAATTTTTAAGCAAGTTATCCATTTTATTACCATGATTGAAAATGGAGTATAGATACGAATCTCGGATGGAAGATAATTGACGTGTACTCATTACGCTTCTTCTCCTTTAGTTCCTAATTGTTTAAATTCTTCTTCGTCGATGTCTTCGAAGATAATACCATCAATGGGAATATCCAAAGCAGTATTCAATATAATTATATCATAGGTAATAGAATCACTGATAATACGATCAACGATATCTTTACGCATATAATATTCGAATGAGCGGATGACGATAATATTGTATGTCATATTAGGATCCACTACTGGGTCTGGGTATGAGATTGAGTCTAACTTTGTATTGTGATGTGTTTTGACCCGTGTCTCAGCTAAAATCCCTGGTTGTACTGGGAATAAAGAGAATACGATATCTTCTGTATACACACTTTCCATCATACGATCAATTTCAATCGAACGGTTAAGTGTTAATACCCCATCGAGAGATTCAATACTATTATGGGAAATAAAGTGTACAGACGAATTCTCTTTCTTGTTATCAATCGAATCGAAAAATGATTGAGCTCGTTGCTCTTGTTCTTTCGTTAACGGTAATTTGTATCTATTTTTAAGATACTCAACCATACTGACTTCATTGATAATCGTGTTGTTGCCTAACATAATCCAAAATCTCCTTTACTGTTAAATACATTAATCTCTTGTCGATGCAAAATAAGTGTACTAGACGTATAAATTGTCTAGTACACTTAGTCATTAATCGATTTTTACATTCTTTAAAATATCGATAACTTGTTCATCATCCAGTTCGGGTACTTCAGCTTGATGCTTCATTTCTTCACGAATGACTTCATCAGGAACCACATTCATACCAATATATCCGAAACGAGTATTCAATAATACCACTTTGACTGGAGAGTCTGGATTACCCATAACGACAAAGATGGGGGCACCAATCGATGCATTGATACGATCGGTTTCTTCAACGATTTCATTGGCATCAATGGATTCAATAAATTTGCAGATGGATTTAAAACTTGGGTGGTTGTTTTGTTTCACGATACGAATCAATTGAGCACCAATTCGTAAGGGACCTTCACCCACAGGAACTTCATGCTCAGAGAGTTGATTAAATTCCCGAATATCTTTTAATAATTGCTTAATCTTTTTAATCTTCATTACGTCCTCCAATATAGCTATCTATCTTTATAATCATATTCATAGTATGATTGTAAATCGCTAATATTATCACTAATTTGATTAATGTATAGGTTATTCACATATATAAGAATCCGGTAGGTAGCATCCACATTTTTATTGTAAATGAGAACCCGTTTATGAGGTAAATCGACAACATAGTCAATTTTATCTCCCGGTTTTTCTTTCTTTCCTTTTAGGATCGTTTCATTTTTTAAGATAATGAAATTGAATAGAATATCTGTACTAATCCCATGACTATCATGGTATTGTAAAATTTCATCAAGTACAGAGTCCCCTAATAGCTTAGATAAATCTAATATATCTGGTTCCTTTGGTTCCAAGTCCTCGTCGATTTGGAACATATTTGTGAACAGAAGTCTATAGCCGTTTTCATCTTCTTCACCAAATTGGATTGTTGGTGTATAGTAGGTACGAATATTGATACCATCTGTACTTCCTATATCTAATCCCATATTGGCTTTGAACCCTTTATCATCCCGTTCTGTACTCAATTGGAATTGACCCATGGTATTAAACTCAGCCGTTAATGTGAAATTAATATTGGCTGATTCCGATACGGAGCCATGTTTAGATAAATCATCCATAGAAATATCAGTAAATACATATTCCATAGTAACGGGATAGTATAAAAAGAATTCTTCATGAGACGATGCCGTCTTTTCTTTATACGTCCAATACTTATTAGAATGACCTGTTAGATATTCTAAGAATGGTTTAACTGACATCTCTTCATTACGAATTGGTTTTCCAGATAATGTAGAAATCTCTTCAACAATCTGACCTGGCATAAAGCATTCCAATGCGGTTTGTTGCCAATAGATTTGATTCTCATTAAAACGATTGAGTAATGAACTATATACATTCACTTGTTGATACGCGGTATCAAACATCATAGTGACCTGCAATACCACACGGTATCGATTTGTGAAATATGATAGCGAGATATCATTCACATCATCACGGAATAATGGAAGAAATTGACCGTAGTTCTTATTGAAGTTCGTCCCATTATATAGACGAGTAAACATAGAACCTGATAAAAAGATATCATCATTAACTTCTAAGTGGGGTCTAATAATCAAAATCGGACGGTTCTTCTTAATGAAGGCTGCTTCTTGACGATTTTCATTTATCTTAAATTCTCTATATGCCATACGACTAGAGATATGAGTATGCCTAAAAAAATTAGGAGTGAATAAACTTTTAATGAATTCTGTCATCTGGAATGTCACATTCCCAACGGTATGTGCCAGACTAGAATTTACTATGGCTTGATTCATTAGTATCACCTCTACAGACTTGTCTAATGAAGTACTTATAAATGAAAACAATATGGTAATGCAAGATTGGTTGTCTTGTATCTTGGTTTGGCTAACTTACCATAAAATCTTCTCTTATACAAAAATACATGAAATGAGTATATGGCGTATGTCATATACTCATTTTAACATAAAAAAATAAGGATGTACTCGAGTGAGTACATCCTTTCTTATTATTTATTACAGAACTGATACAATCCAATCAATTGGTCTTTAATCAAGGAAAACTTGTTATTGAATCGACCTGTATTACGGTCAATAACCAATGATTTATGAGGATTGAATACTTGGTCGAAGGATTTCTTCAACTCATTTGTTTTCAATGAGATGATGTTCAACACATCACCATCAAAGTCTGCATTTAGTGATGTTAAGATGGAGATTGGTAGACTACAAGAAAGGTCATCATAATCTTTCTTCACTTCTACAATTTCCATACATACGAATGAACCAAAATCAATCGTTGGATTTCGGTTTAATAAGATTTTATTCTTATATTTTGTATTCGTTAGCATATATTGAATGATTTTATAAATCTTTGGATCGAATTTACGATATCCTTTGAACCATTCATCGACCGCTACGTTATAGCTTACACCTGTTAATTTAACGATAAGGTTGATAATCTCTTCTTTATAGAGTTCCATGAACCCTACATAAGGAAGACGTACTTGATAAGAACGTAACTTCGCATCAGGAATGATTACATTCCGAGAACTGAAGTTAACTTTACCCCCTAGAATATTTCTACGAATATGACCTTCTTTCTCTGTAAGAGATGTGAAGATAATACTATATGCTTCCATAAGTTTAGTTTGAGCACGGAATAAATTCTTATTTACCTTAGCAATATTCCGTTGATTTAACCCATCAGATTCTTCATTTAATCGTTCAAAGTTACCATACATCGCATTGTAACACGTATCAATCTTTGTATAGGAGTAATCTTCATTTGTGAAGAATACAGGTCTAAGTACGGATGAGAAGATTGGAACTTCTTGAATGAATATTTTATGCTTATCCATCATGATATTATCAAATAGTTCAGCTTTATTCTTCTTTTTCTTTTTGAACCAATACATGATTTCTTCAAATCGTTCTTTGAAGTCAACCATACCAATACCGGCGAATGGATTCTTTTTATCATCGGTATTAGGTTCTTTATAGTAGCCATCGATATCCATTTCTTTTTTAAACTCAAGAATGGTTTCTAAGGTATCACTACCAAAGAAATCTTTAAGTTTAATATACATCAATGGTTGAATGATATAGAATGGTGCTGTTAATTTAAGCCAAGCAAACATATCTAAATCAACATCAACGAATTTGACTTTTGTATTACAATGTGGACAGATTTGACCAGTATAGAATTTACCAATCGTTTCCCCACAAGAACAACGGTACCGTTCAGCAAATGCATTTTCATCTTGCCAATCGGACCCGAAGCGAGGAGAATGGATACCATCCATCTCTTTCGTGTTTCGTGTCATAATATTACCGTCTTTATCTTTTAATTTCTTTTTGAATGGTTTACTCTTAACAATAAACCCTTTGTTAGTTAGCATATCGGTAACGAATGATTCATGCCAATCCATTACACGTAAACGAGGTCCTACTGTTTCAGGGTTATAAAACTCTGGTAGAAGCTCAATATTTAAATCCAAATCGGTAGGGGATAGACTATAGTCAATTTGAATATCCTTCATGACATTTACTCCTTTAAATAATATACAATATTGGGACTCACCAATATAATATATAACCTAATTTGTGTTTATATATTATGCTAGTATGTAGTCTAGGATATGGAAAATTACTAGTTTTTCTATGATCCGAAAATATAATGGCTACGTTATTTTATTTTAGGAGGGTACTATGGAAAACCTAATGAATGTTGGTATGACAACCAACAAATCCAACACAAATTTTGATGTATTATGCATTCATCACAATGATATGGATGGCTATGCATCAGCTATGTGTGCTAAACTATCTCCATTATGGAGAAAGAAAACATTTAAGTTCATATCTGCTCATTATGATATGGCATTTGATTTCAGTAAGTTAAAGAAAACCCAATATGTATTTATTTTAGACTTTAGTCTTCCTGTTCAATATTTTGATGAACTCGTAGACTGTGTAGGTATCGATCATATCATATGGATTGATCATCATCTATCTTCTATCAACAAGTATAAGAACTATCCAAATATTAATGCGGTTCCAGGTATACGTATTAATGGGTTAGCAGCTTGTGAGTTAACTTACCTTCATTTCTTTAGAAGTGTCGTACAACTAGATGAAACAACACTATTCGATCCTGGTATGGAAGTGAGTGTCAATGGTTGTGAAGTGACATTAGAATCACTATTGAGTCCATCTATGGATGGCTTGTTCCCTAAATCTGTTCGTATGGCTGGCTTATATGATACTTGGCGATTCACTACCTATGAAGACTATATCACAAACCTCATGTTCAATGATGGTTTCTATGCTGAATTCGAACGTCCAAGTAATGAGTCTTGTGAATTCTGGGATGCTTTCTTCGATATGAAATTATCTCAGGATGTAACAAACCAAATCATGGTATCAGGTAAACCGATCGTAGATTACAAGAACCGTACATTCGTAACCGACTTGCAACGTGCAGGATTTGAATGTTACATTCGTAAGTTTGAAGATATTGATGCTATTGCTATTAACACACTAGATCGTGGTAGCTTTATCTTTGAAACAGTTAAGAATGATTATGAAGTTGGGTTAGTGTTCTTTATGAATGCTGATGGTAAAATGGAATATTCCATTTATCGATTAGGTAAACATCCAGAAAAATCCATTCTTGTTAACAAGATCGCCGAATCCTTTGGTGGCGGTGGTCATGCTGGAGCTGCTGGGTTTATTACAAATGGCACATTAGTTGTAGAAAGGAAGTAGTTCTATGTCAAGTCCCTATATCCAATCCATCTTTACGTATATTCCTAAATATTGCGAAAAGACACCAAATGATGCAGTGAATTTTGTTAATAGTTTAGGCCATGCGTTATATGTACAAAGTGCCATTATTCAGGGTACCCATAAATACGAAGATGCCACAACTGAGATTGCGACAGCAAAAGGAATTCGTAACTATAATCTATTCACCGATAACTCTAATGAAGTATTAGATTCGGTAATTAATCATATTATGCGACATATTCCCGCACACTTATACCCATTAGATCATATCAGTATCGTCAAGGATGTAATTCGTGATGTTTCTATGCATCATATGACGTTAGCAGAAGCTAGTGATAAATTGGATGCTATTTTCGTTCGAACTACCTTTGAACAAATTAAGACATTCAAAACTATCCCAGGTCAATTAGATATCCTATTTAAAACAACGGGATTAGTTGCATTGAAAACTACCTATATGACAATAGATGGAGTAAACAATGCTAACGACTTAATTTTCTTAAAACAACAACTCTGGTCGATCCCAGATATGAATAAGAATATGATGCTCGTTGAATTTGATACTAAATCTGACTCTGCTGATATGATACTCAAAGATGAGAGTGGTGATTATTATACATTTGCCAATGGTCATAGACATGGCAATCAATGTATTATAGTTACTGGTAAAGCTTTATTACCGGGTGTCGTTAAAGAATATTTAAAAAGGATCGAATCGGTAGTAAAAGCAGCCTTTGATATGATCGGTCGAGATATTCAATTTATGGTTTCTAATTGTACTCCAGGTAATCGTCTTCATACAGTTATATTCGAGATAATTGATTATGTTGACGATGAGGATATGATGATGGTTGCTAATTATTTAAACCAATGGCAAGTAGCATTTGGTGATAATTACTTTAGTGACACAGTCTATATGCCTCTGAAAGGAGTATCTCATGACTAAGGAATATAGCATGACTAAGGAAAATGATTATTTTGCATATCTCCATCCATATACTATCATCCTTCCTCATGAGTGTGACTATCTCCCATATGACTCTATCAATAAAGCCATATTCTTCAGGCGAGTATTAACATTGTTAGGTATTAATGTTAAGAGTGAATATCGCTCTATGCCAACAGAACCGCAAATTATGTATCGAATTGGTGGACATACTCATCGAAGTGATGATCTCATTTTGAAAAAGGTATTGTATGATATTTTAGAAAATCGAGTACCTAAATTCATATATGACGCCAAACTTATTGATCGATTGAAACATATATGCGTATATGCGGATAAACATATTGAGTTATTAGTTGTAGATAAATTACTTACTCAATTAGAATCCGATTTTAGTCGTATTGAAGACATATTTCGATTTGGTACTGAATATGATGGGTTCGGTATTGATAAGGTTCAGACACTAGATTCGAATGATTTTTATGATGGTTATATGATTACGGTAGATGACACATCTGCCCAAGACGATGAATATACTCGATTTAATACATCGGTTGATTTTATGGTGGGGGCATTAACTCGTCTATCACATAAACAGTTTGGTGGAATCTCTATCAAGTATAAATCATTTAAAAAATCATCTGGTACATTAGTCTGGGCTAGATATCCCGAAATATTTAAAGACACATACCATTCTGACATATGTCATTTTCTTGGAGATTGTGCTCTTGATACCTTTGATAAACCTGTAAAATGGTATAGTCATAGTGAACCAACATCTTCTATCCGATTCAATATTCCATTCTTGAAATCTGATCTGAGAGAGTATTTGGATACGCTTGAATATTCAGCCCAAGGTATGAATATACTAGATTGGGTTAGTGATAGAGATGAGTGTCGTAGTAAACGACTTATTAATATAGGTAGAATATAACTTAGTGAAAGGAGACTTTTTATGTTGAAAGTCGGTATTATAGGTATTGGTAATGCAGGTAATCAAGTTGCTGCATTAGGGTTAGCAACAAAAGACATTCCAGCATTAGCTATCAATGCATCTGAAAAAGATCTTGATACATTGAATATTAAAATGGATGCGATCATCTTCGGTGACAGTTCTGGGTCTGGTAAAGACCGTTCTATCGCAAAGGGTTTTGTGAAAGAAAATATCAAGGAGCTGATTAAGGATGAAGCGTTCAAACGATTTATGGATCAAACTGACATTGTCTTTGTCGTTAATTCCACTGGTGGTGGTACTGGGTCTGGTATGGGTCCTATCCTAACAGATATCCTACGTAACTACTTCCGTAAAGACGAAAATAAAATCTTCGTTAATGTGGGTATTCTTCCTACATTGGGTGAATCCGTTGGTGCTCAACGCAATACACTCCAATACTTGAAAGAAATGTCTGACTTGGGTGGTTCGTACATGTTATTCGATAATGAAAAACGTGCCAACTTACCAACCAATAAGCAAATGGATGAAGTGAATAAAGAAATCGTTACCATGATCTCTGCGGTTCGTGGTGACTTCTCTCACTCTTCCCCATATGGTATGATTGATGATAAAGATATGCGTAAAATCATCTCCGTTCCAGGACTTATCTTCATGGATGTATTAACTGGTATCTATGAAGATTCTATTGGTGCCGATGAAACATTGGATTCTGTACTATTAGATCATTCTGTTAAAGCTACTTGCATGGACTGTTCTGAAAAAGATGACCATACTGTAAAACGCATGGGCTTCATTGCATACCTTACTAAAGGATTGAATAGTAAGTTCAACGAAAACTTACCAAATATCCGTAACTTCTATGGTGAACCAATCGAAGACTTCAAACACTTTGCTCAAAATGAAGAAAGTGATAAACTCAACGTATTGGTATTGCTATTAAGTGGTCTTTCTGTACCAGATAAGCGTATCAAAGTGATTATCAACCGCATCGAACGAGTCGAAGAAGAGTTGAATAAAACACAAACCAGCTCTGTACTCAATAGTGCATTAGATAAACTCTCTGCATACGATGGTACTAAAGATACTAACAACGATTCCGATGATGAATTCGATATGGATTCTATCTTGGATAAATATTAATCAATTCTATATAAACGAATAGGCTAACTACCTATTCGTTTATATATTATTTCTCTGACAGAGTAAAATCTGTCACGAGTTTTATTAAGAACTAATCGGTCTGGAACAGGTTATTAGTTCATTTATTTTATTCTTTTTATAATGAAGGAGTACGCTATGAAAAAGACTAGTGGCAAAGAAATCTTGTCTGAATTCAAGTATAAACGCTTGAAAAAGATGAGTAAAGATGAATTGAAATCCCATATTGCGGATAATTTAATTCCGCTTGTGGATTACTATTTCATGGATTCTTTTAGAGGTGAAGAACGTCGGTATGAAAATCAATTCATTGACCTTATCACCTCCATGAAAATGTTTGTAAAACCTCTACGCAAAATCGTTAAAGACTATAACTTTAAAGATGATGTGCCAGCAGGTTTACATGTAATGCTAGTGGATTACTTGGAAAAATCCTATTTGGCGATTGAAAAATCTCTCCAAACAGAACCAGGTATTGTCCCTAGCGACGAACAAAAAGAACGTCAACGTCAAGCAATCGAATATTATAAAGAATTGCGTGATACTGTAGCCGATGTTGTAAAAGTATCTGCTAAGAAGATCATTAAGAAGTTGATGAAATTGGGTATCAAAGAAGAATTCGCTATTGACATAGCTGCCAATATCGTTCCAGTTGAATACCTAAACAAATTCAATGTAAGAAAATACATGTTTAGATTAGACCAAGCATTGTACAAAGTACAAAAACGTGGTGTAGAACGCTTAGCCGATAACAAATACACTGTACACGTTGGTGCCGAATTAAACAACATTGATACATTGAAAGCGATTTACAATATCGCATTAGATGGTGCTGATCAAGAAATCGTTCGCAATGCTATGATTTCCATCGCATTGGAAAAGAAATCTAAAGCTATTGAAAACTTTACAGTACCACAAACTGCAGTATATAACACAATTAGTCGTCTATTACTTGGCGTAATGGAAGGACAAATTTTGTTAGCTCCAGAAGTGAAAGAATCCAAACTTTCTAAGAAACAACTTAAGAAAGCTAAGAAAGAATACTTATGGGGCAAAAAGGATTTAAAGGAATTCTTCAAAATGTATCGTAACGAACGCATTAAAGATGCTAAGAAAGGTCGCGATGGTGCACGTCGTGTACAATTCGATACGCTTCCAGCTGAGGACTACCCAAACATTATCAAATACTATGAACGGTATATTGGTAAATTAGCGGAAGAAGTAGCTGAAGTAGCTCCTAAGAACGAAGAATCTAAAAAGGAAGAACCAGCAAAACGTAAACCTGGTCGTCCTAAAAAATCTGACAAGAAATAATCTTGCGTAGATAGGATCCTATGTGCACGAGAATAAGAGAGTTGGTGAACGCCATCTCTCTTATTTTTTTCTATTCGTGACATTACAAGTAATTGAGATTCACTTTTTAGATCTATTATTAAATGAAAGGCACGAACCTATTATGATCTTCGTTTATAACCAAACAAACACACCTCAATGGACAGTCACTGACAAAACTGAAAAATTCGCACGCATTCATACGGTAGCAGACAACAAATTCGGATTGGATATTTTCAAATCTGATGGTACTGCTGATGAAGTCAACCACATGGATGTATCCAACGAAGTTGGTCAACATTTTGAAATCAGTAAAGTATTGAATGTAAAAACCACTTTGCGTTTTGACCATCGTCACTACAATCCATTCGTAATGCCATCCAATGATGGATATAATACAGATGTATTACTAGTATCCATTTCATTAGATAATGGTAAAGATCTTATCAATTACTATAGCCGTGATGCATTCATCTATGCGTATAAAATTGATAAAGAAAACCAAGTATTCCATGCGATCATTTCCTTGAATACTCGTCAATCGTTACCATTTGTACAATTCATCACACGTAGCGATATGAATCGTGACGTTGTGAATCGTTTGATGATTCGCTATAGTGATCGTCGTTATTGTTATGAAATCATTAATACCACTATGAATACACTCGATGTACCAGCTCGTGGTCAAAAAGGATATTTCGATATTAGTGATAAACGCAATGAAGAAGGCGTATGTGAAATTCGCACATATCGTCCAGCTCGTCACACACATACCGTAACACGATTGAATGAAATCACTGATGAAGCATTTGCTAAAGTAGCAGAACGCTTCCATATCAATGACAAATCTACTAAAGTGCTAAATCAACGTGATTTACGTGCATATGCACAAAAACAACATATCAGTGCGATTACGTATATCATCGATTTCGATGCGAATACAGTTAAAACAAATCGTGATGAAGTCATTGAACGTTTGGCTAAATTAGGTTACCATTACTATCGTACGATTATGGTAATCACCAATGATTTAAAAATCATTCGTATGAAATAATATAGTTTGAAACTATATATCATAGAAGAGATACCGCTTTGGTATCTCTTCTATTTTTATCCTGTGATAGATTATAGACGATTCGACTATTTATTACATATGAAAGGAGACCAATATGGCTAAATTACATGACGCTCTATTAGAGCATGACAAGAAAGGTATCTTTACAGCAGAAGCAAGGAACTTAATGGGATATTCCAGTGGGTTTATGCCTCTTGATTATCAAAATGGATACCTCTTATCAGTTACAGATAAAAATAACAACGTTACTGAACGTTGGGCTAACACCGGTATTTTTGGTGGTCAATTTATGACTGTCATTGGTAAATCAGGTGTAGCTAAAACATCATTCTGCGTACAAGCAGGATCTCATATTATTAGACCATTTGAATATGGTGAATATTATCATATCGATGCGGAAGGTTCTTCTAACCTATCTCGTATTCGAGCATTGAATCATTTCACAACAGAAGAAATGAAAGATAAATATTATATGCCTGCTATCGACTATGTCGAAGATGCATTTAAACATATTTATCATCTAGCTAAAGTAAAGCTAGAAACTAAGGAACTATTTTACAATACAGGTAAATTGAATGAGTATGGTGAAGAAATTTGTCTTCCTCAACCGACCGTGTATTTGATAGATTCCTTACCATCCTTACAGACTAAGGAAGTAGAAGATAGCGATGAATTAGGTACGCAAACCTATAATATGCGGTTAGCAATTGCCTATAATACCTTCTATAAACGATTGCGTCCTATCATCCAAAAAGCCAATATTACGGTTATGGCGATTAATCATATTAAAGATAAACCGGAAATGGCTTTCCAAAAGACACAAGCACAAATCCAGTACATGAAAACCAACGAAAATATTCCTGGTGGTACAGGTCCTATCTATTATTCCCAAAACTTACTTCGCTTTATCTATAAAGGCAAGTACGTATTTGAGAAAGATGGGTTTGATGGCTTCTTAGTAGAAGTGCAATTTATTAAATCTAAAACTAACCGTGGGGGTTCTTCCGTACAGTTAGTGTATGATTATAATACAGGGTTCGATCCTTGGTTAACTATGTTACACTATGCTAATATGGCATGTGTGATCAAAGGTCGTAATCCATACTCTTACTTTGAATCTGCACCAGATATCAAATTCAATAGTAAACAGTTCCGTGATATCATTGGCGGTAAACCAGAATTGCGTGATGCTTTATTGCGTGATTGTGCTCCAAGTTTATACAAACTGTTATCCACGAACCAATTAGATCCAGAGAAAGAATTCAGTCCTCAGGAAATCATTAATCGTTTCAATGAAGCCTATCAAGAAAATGATGTTGATTTTGATACTGAGGTACATCGAGATGAGTAATATTGGTTTATTAAAGAACTATCATGGTGAAAAAGTCTTTGGAGAGCTTCCGCACTCCAAAGACCATTTATTATTGAATGTATTTTACCATAGACCCGATTGGGAATCCCCTGGTAAACATGACTATGCATCGATTGTATTTAAGGATGTCAACACGGGTCGTAAGTGGATTCAAACGATTGAAGATCCACAATATATGATGTATATTGTGAAACCGCAATATAGAGATTACACACACTATCCATCCTATATGCCATTAGACCGTTGCGATCAAAAGATCGTTAAGTTTAAAAATATCATTAACGAGATCGTCAAAGTGGGTGGTAAGAAACTAGCTGATTATAAAGAGTGGTGTAATAAGAATAATAAATCGGCTAAGAAAAATCTACATCACTATCCATATATACTAGCTACCGACTATCCATATACCAATTACTTTAGATGTGAATGGATGCTCCATTATCATGATTATGATATGCAGTATTCCTTATCTAAGGTATTTGCCGATATCGAAGTTGATGGCATCGATGCACCAGGGTTTCCAACTGCTGATATATGCCCTATTAATGCAGTAGCAGTTGTTGATGCTGAAACGAAAACTGTACATAGTTTTCTTTTAAGAAATCCCGAGAATCCACTCATAGAGCAGTTTGAGAAGAACCTTCCTAACTTCATTGATAAATGTCATACGACCTTCGATGAATCATACGGGGAACTCAATTATGAGATACATATGTATGATACAGAGATTGATATGATTACGGAAGTATTCCGTTTATTCAATACATTAGCTCGGGACTTTATACTCTTCTGGAACATGGCGTTCGATATTCCGTACTTCATTGACAGGATTAAAGCACTAGGCCATGATCCTATGAAGATCATGTGTGACCCAGAGTTTATTCAAGATGAACTATACTATCGTAAAGATCATCGACACCATGATTTCAAAACAAAAAATGATGTGTTCACATGTACATCAAAATCGGTCTACTTAGACCAAATGTCTCAATATATCAAGATTCGTAAAGCCCGTTCAGAGTTGAAAACCGTTCGTTTGAATGCAATTGCTAAAGCAGAACTAAATGATGAAAAACTTGATTATAGTGATGAAGCAAATATCAAAACCTTACCATATGAGAACTATGAGTTATTCGTGTTATATAATATCAAGGATACTCTATTGCAATATGGTATCGAAATGAAGACGCATGATATTGATAACGTATTCCAACGTTCATTGATTAATGCGACCCAATATGAATCAGCATTCAGTCAAACGATTCTATTGAAGAATCGTGCTTACTTATCATACTATAAACAAGGTTTCATTATTGGTAATAATAACAATATCGATTATGGTAACCGTGGATTTGATACTGATGCTGACAAGGATGAAGATGAGGATGAAGAAGGATTTGCAGGTGCTCTCGTAGGTGACCCTATGTTGAATGAAAAAGTGGGTGTTGAAATCCTAGGAAGACCATCGAAGTTTATCTTCAGTCGGGTTATCGACTATGACTTCTCATCTATGTATCCGAATATCACTATCACTCATAATATTGGTACCGTTCCGATGATTGGTAAAATCAAATTAGAAGGGTTTGGTCAATATAATACAGACCCAGATAATGTATTTTACGATGAAGGTCAAGTCTTCTTAGAAGACTACCTATCGAAAGATTATTCCTTTATTGGTAATCGGTACTTCGGATTACCAACAGGTGAAGAATTAATTAAGGAGTTTGGTCAATATGGAAGTGCGTGATTTAGTAATACCCCCTAAGAAACGTAATGCAATCTATGATCTCAATCAAGTGATCAAGAATATGTATGACTGCTATATATCGGTGGATGGATTTATCTTTCCACCGTATGCAGAAACAGTGAAGCGTCCAGCATATACGAGAAGTTTGGTTCGTCATAAATTCGATGAAGAATTCATGCAGTGTACGTTACTAGATATCGATTCATTAAGTAAGGCACTAAAAGGTATCTGTATGACTCAAACACATACTGATGATAATGAGTTCAAATTATCTAATGATAAGAAAAAGCTTTGTTTCTCTATCGGTAAGTTCATTGATTCTGATGCCTATGTAAGAATGAACGAGTATTTGCCTCGTCGTGCGATCATGAATGATATGAAAGATATCGAATCTGGTAAGAATGGATGGGCTACTAAAGAGATTTCTGAAGAAGTACTTTGTAACCTAATCGATTATAAAATCGAAGAGTTTGCCTTAGCACCAAGAATCCATATGGTATTGACAAAAGAACTATTACCAGCGATTAAGAAAGCCGATAAAGTACTAGTCCATTATCGATTGATGGATGGTAAGTTTGATATCTATGAAGTGATCCTGCATTCATTGACTGAAAACTGGGATGTATATACTAAGCATTACATTGTTTCCTATTGATTAGGGGACACAATAAGAAGACCTTCGGGTCTTCTTTTTTTACCGTTTTTAACAACTCTGTAATGTGAAATTATTAGTATATTAGAGAATAGAAGGTGAAGTACTTGGCCGATAATGAACCAAACAAAAGCAAGCAGCCCGAATTAGATTTGAAAGATATGAAAACTCGTGCAGAGAAAATTGCTAAAACAAATGGTACTATCAGCAGTCTATTCGATTTGTTTAAAAATACTACATTAACCGATAGTAACAAACGACAAAACGAAATCAATGCCATGTCAGATGAGATCGATACACTACTAAAGAAAGAAACCAATCGATTTGTATCTGGTACTCATAATGGTAGAGACGTTGCTGCATTTATAAATTCTATTTTCACCAAGAGTCCTAAATCATACACTAGCATGAACACATTCATGCAGGGGCAATCAATTGAAGAACTATTGGGTGATGAAAATAGTCAAATCAATATCATTCTTAGTGAACGATATAAAAACGTAAATAATATGTATGAAGACCTTCGTCTATTAACAGAACAAGTATCTGAATTAGATGAAGTGATTTTAACCATGCGTGATGCGATTACGAATACAGATAATATCACATCAGAAGCATCACGCATTATCAGATTCGAAGGAGAATCGGATGCTACCCAAAATGAAACAAAGTTAGAAACCATAGAATCTATGGAAGAAGTAACTGGGATTATGGATAAAATTAAAAAGATTATTATCCCTGGTACTCTTACCTATGGTAACTTCTTTGTATTCACTCAACCATATACAGATCTATTCGCTAAATTCAAAGCATTAGATGATCGATACAACGATCAACGATTACCAAATATCTTTGAACAAACGATTGCGTATGAAAATACGCTCCCAGAGAATGCGAAGAAGGGTACTCTGACACCTGCTATGGAATCGATCGCTCCATTATTGGAACGATATGAAGATGATTTTAAGCAAGTTGATAATAAGTATAAACGGTCTGATATGGTGAATACCATTAATACCATCATGGAAGGTATTAGTGTGATCAATGACCCAGGCGTCCCATTATTAGAAGATGCTTCTATTGCAGGACTAGCAGATGAAGATATCCGTAAGGACTTATTCAAAGCTATGCAAACGAAGAAGAAATCTAAAACATGGAATACAGTAGCTGACCCTACAGCTGATAAAGGTAAATCCATGAATCCATTTGCCGATGGTACAATGGATGCTAAAAATATTAATGATCTAACGGACGCATATAAGAAAGAATTCAAAGATACTGTTAAGGGTGTCTATATGAAACTATATGACCCTCGTCGTGTTATTCCAATTCGTATTATGGATTATACGCTTGGGTATTATGTTCTATACGAAACCGTTGATGAAACTCGCTCTAATGTATTGAATGCTGTTCATACATTGAGTCGTACCACTATGCTGTTCCAAAATAGTAAACGACGTGAGTTTGAAGAAGAATTAGTATCGTTACTATCTGCTCGTATCTGCGAAAGTGTTGATAAGAAATTCTTACGTAAGAATGCTGAGTTTAAAGAATTGATTGCTAATGCAATATCTTACGAAAACTTCTATACAAAGTCTTTCAAAGTACAGTTCGTTCCAGTGAACTATATGACTCATTTCAAAGTTAATGAAGATTATAATACCCATATGGGTGTATCTGTATTGAAACGTTCGTTATTCTATGGCATGCTCTATTTATCCATCTTACTCTTTAAGATTATCATGATCGTAACTCGTAGTTCTGACACTCGTATGTTTATGGTTAAAGGGAATGGTGTCGATAAAGACATCACTAATCGTATCAATCGAGTAGTATCCGACTATAAGATGAATCAAATTAGTTATAATGACTTTGGTTCTGTTCGTGGTATCTTATCTAAAGTAGGTAAAGGTAGAGATTTGGCTGTACCTGTTGGTGCCAATGGTGAACGTGCCTTCGAAATCGAAGTTATGCAAGGTCAGGATATTCAACTCGATACGCCGTTGCTAGAATTGCTCCGTAAAGGTATGATTTCTAATACAGGTTGTCCTAGTGCTATGATTAACTATTTAGAAGAAGTTGACTTTGCTAAACAAATTCAAATGTTAAATAGTAAATTCGTATCACGTATGGTTTCTATGCAAACTGAATTGGAAATCCCTTGCACTGAACTCTATCGTAAACTATTATCGTTTGGTGAATATGGTATAGATGAAGTTGATATTGATAACATCTATTTCGAATGGTCAAGACCGAAAGCATTAAATAGTCAAAATATCGTTGATATTATCAGTTCTTCAGATTCCATTGCAGAATTTATCACTAAGATGTATAGTGGTGATAATGATCAAGATGATCCACGTATTAAGGATAGAATCTATCGCTACGTTGTTAAGAACATTACTATGCAAGGTGTACTTGACTTCGAAGAATTGGATGAAGATATCAAGAAACTTAAACTTGACTTTAAAGCTGAATTACAATCTGATGACCTCCTTAAACTAGCTCCAAATGAAGGAGATTCTGGCGGTGGTTATTAATCACATTAGTAAGAAGAATATGGGAAACCATATTCTTCTTTTTTTCATTTTTACTCATACTATAAATATATATTATTACTATAGATAATCATAATCATTATAAAGAAAGGAAAATCAAAATGAGATTCTTAAATTTATGCCCACATGGAGTGGGCTATGAAGACCCTAATGGTCGAACGGTTATTTATCGTAAGATAGGAGTTGTGGCTAGATCAAATAGTACAATTTCCAGTGCTGGTAGTATCAAGGTAGATGGTATTGAGGTTGTATTAAATAAGATTAATCAAGGTGATACCGAATCCCTACCGGCACCTAGAGATGGTACGATGTATATCGTATCTCGTATTATACGTGAGAATAATCCAAATCGTAAAGATTTGGTATCTCCATCACTGAAAGATCGTGTATATGACGAAAAAGGTGATGTACTGTATGTACGGTCATTTGATACCAATTTTTAGTACTGGATAAGAAAGTTAAAAAAGAGACCTGAAGGTTTCTTTTTTTGATATTCTCCCTTATCGATACAATATACTAATTACAAAAGCGAGGTGATTTTTCTATGATCCGACAACTTCCATCCTATGTGGATTACTGTAAGACTCATAGTATAGACCGCCCTACAACAGCGTATCTACTAAAAGAAGTACCATTAACGTCTACTGACTGGTACGACCGACAAGATTCGTTTTGTACTGGTCTATTACATGGACAGTTTATGCTATATTATGCATTGAAATCGTTTGTATCAAATAAACGTGATGATAAATTTGTAATCTATTTCATTACCGATATGGGACTCTTTGTCAAAGAGATGTTCCATTCTAATTGGGATTTCCCGTTAGACTTTAGAAATGTATGTGCTAAATACGTAGGTCCTATCGAACCAGGCGATTTAGTTATCAATCATCCAAATCGTCGTTCACTTATGTTCTTACATGGTGTTCGATTCACTGAGTTGATTGATGGTGTAGCCCAACCTAACTCATTCGATAGTACTGAAATCTATGAAAGTCTAAAAGCTAGAACCCATACACTTCTATTGGAATCTAAAGACCATGCTCCTGTTGAAGTTCCATTTGACATCCATCTCTATAGAGCATTACGTCATCGTAAGTTCTATATTCACGTTCGATTGGATAATTATATCAACTTCAGAGAAATTCGTGTATGGAATCCTAATCTATAATCAAATAAACGGATATACTTGTAGCCAAGTATATCCGTATTTTCATGTAGATTAAATATATATTATAATCATGAATAGAGATAGGAATAAAAGAGAAAAAGAAAAAAGTCCTATAGAACTATTCATATTCTATTTTTATTTACGTTAAAAGGAGAACGAAAATGTTAAACGAAGTATTAGAAACAATGGAAAATTTTATCAAAGAACATCCATACCTATGTATTGCAGCAGGTACAGGTATGGTTGTAGGTGGGCAATTCTGTTACTATAGAATGCTACACAACAGTATTCAAGATGCGATGATCACTGTCGCTATCGAGAAAAAGAAAAAATCTAAAAAAGATAAAAAAGCCAAAAAAGAAACTGAGGAATAATCCTCAGTTTCTTAGTTTATTTATTTAAAAAGGAGAAAGAAAATGATTGTGGGTATTACTAAATTTGCAGTGACTGTATTAGTAAATGGGTATGTATTTGGCCCATTATGTGCTGATGCTTGTAATGGTTTATTTAAAACAAATAACGTCAGTGAACGTACTGAAATCCTAACACGTGGGGCTCTTGCAATCTGTGGTATTTCTGCATCCGCTGCAGTTGCTGATGTTTTAGTTGACGCGGTTGTTAAGAAAGGTGCAGAGGAAGCTGTAAAAGGCTTCATTCGTGCATTAGTATAGCCTATGTTCAGTATCGTAAAATGGCTAGGCGCCACAGCAATCCTTTGTATTACAGCATATGAATACAAAGGATCAAACCTTGAGTCTGATGAGATAGATACACTGACGATAGTATCTACCATCATCAGAAAAATAGTATAAAAAGAGAACCTTTCGGTTCTCTTTTTTTTAGCACCATACGGCAGCTACACGATTTAAGTGGAAGGATTGATCCCACTGTTCCAATAACTCTTCCCGTTTACTTTCAGCATCAGCCCAATCATCGATTTGTAGATTAAACGATGCAATAGATGTTTGGAAATCTTTCCAATATTTTAACTGATTCCAGAAATACCGTTTAGCATCTAATAAGGCAAGCTTATAAAATGCTTGACGAAGGGTCATAGGAATATCATATAATTCAGTGGAATAGGATACTTCTACCCCAATGATAACTTGGTCTTTATAATACGTACCATTATTTACCCGAAAACGATTTGGTGGTAAAAACTCTGTTAAGAATGGTGGTTCCATGGTAGATGCCAAGTCACCCACCGTTTGAGAAATTGCCAACGCTTGGAATGATTCGATTGTTTCATAGGCAGATGGAACTGATTGATATCGTAAATCATTGAATGGTCGAATACTTTCAATCCCCACAATGAAACGATCACTCGCATCGGTAAGAATCGGTGGTAATTGATAGATATTACTCATATCAGCAATTGTATTCTCTTTATCGTTACGGATACGAAGTTCATTTAAGTTCGCCGGTACATGGAGAACTCTTGGATAATATGTGGAAAATGTTGGAATGGTATCATCCACAATGATATCATGGTATAAACAGTTATCGTCCACTGGAAGTTGGATAGAATACAACCCACAATGTTGTTTAATAAGTTTTAATATATGTGCTTTATCGCGAAAGACTGACATACGATCACCCTTACATATTTCTTAAAATATCAGATACTTGTTCTTGAACATAGTCTTCTAAACCAACTGTGAATGTACGACGAGTACCATCAACAGTAGATTCTTGTAATACTAAATTCTTACCAGTGGAATCTAATGTAGCAGATTCATAATTAATTTCAAACATATCGGCAATGTTTTTAGCCATATTGGATTCTTCTAATAAGAAATCGGATAAGCCAGGAAGACCTAGGCATTCACTAACTGGGATACAGATGTCACCCACTTGTTCAGTTGTGATAGCTGCCACACCAGCGGATTCATGAATCGCTGTGATAGGATCATCTGTTTGGTAGGCTACCTTATGGGATGGTAGAATAACACGGTCATATGTAATGATACGAGGTGTAGAACGGATTTCGCCACGTGTTGCATCAATCTTAGTGATTGGGGCCAATGCACGTAAACTAAATGCTGCTTTAGCACCTTGTAAGATATGACCTTTGAATTGATGACCAGGGCCATTATAGTCATTAGCTGTATCAATAATACCAAATACAGTATCGCCAACGAATTCATAGCTTACAATTCTATGAGATAAGTTATTAGGGTCAATGCTAACGACACGTTGAGGGTCTTTTGTATTTGGATGACCATTTTCCCCAAAGAATGTACCATACCGTAATAATTCTTGAATATGTTCAGCTTCCCAAGCTTTCACCATTGGTTCACGAAAGTAATTACGATTATTTCTATTGAATGTATTGAAGTTTTGAAGACATGTACGGAAACGTACATAATCTGTACCTGGTTGGTTGATTACTTGCATAATCTCAGGAGTTTGTGGTTCTGTAGTTTGTTCCATGACTAAGCACGCAACAATCTCGTTACCTTTGTTCATATGATCGTAAACCTCCTTTGGTTTATTTTTTTAGCATTATTAACTTATATAGTTGTTTTTATCGGGAAAATAAACACCTGGACATATTGGTAAACTTTTTAGTATACAACAGAAAGGTGGTTAGTCGAATATGATTAACATTCATGTTGGTCGGTCGAAGGACTCTGCTCAATCCATCTACTTAGATGAGATTACAGCAAATTCTGTTCTTAATGTAGCTCGATATGAAGCGTTTAAGCAAAATAAACGGTTATATGTCGGTGACGTAAGACCGGCTGTATTTCGAAAAATAGACAGTGCCGTTAAATACGGCGTTCCTAAATGGGTACAAGGTGCTTATATCGCCCCTGTGTATCCAGAACATACGGATATGATTATCTTAGGATATATTACATTCGTTGAACGTGATAATAGTGATTCTTCTGACACAACAACATACGAACCATTTGAAGTTCTTACTGTTAGTCAAGAAGAACGTGCGGGTTTAGTTATCGCAACTAAACTATTCGAACGTATCATCGTTGCGTTCAATACTCAAGTAGACACAGGTAACCAAATTACAGAAGAACAAATCGAAACTGGCTTCCGTACTCATGGGTTACATACATATGAAGTGATTCGTGGTGAAGGTCAACAAGTATATCCATTCACAGCTATCCCTGATAATGTGGTTGGTAAAATGGTTGAACTTCAAACAACTACCGCTAAAACAAAAGACTTTATGCTTATGACGGTAAGTACTGAAGGTGCTGATGGTCATATGGTATACATTGTTCCTGTATATGAAGGTAACCGAATCAGTAACTTCTTCCAAGTTATCAACGTTGATGGTGATATTAAAATCATGCCAGTTGATTTGGCAACGATTTGTAAAGCTGGTGGTATCATTCCTCCTACAGATGGTCCGACATTCGAATCCATGTCCCCCACTATGGAGTCCATGACTATCGCTGATAAAAATAACTTGAAATACCATCCTCATGTCAATCTTCTTATGAAGCAATATGGTATTTCTGCTACTGAAGCCTATGGGATGATGGAGGCCGCTATTGAAGAGAATCCATTCTTCTTACTAGAGTTCATGGTTCCCTCTAGCTATAAATCCCATGATGAGTATGTACAAGCATTAGAAGCCAATTTCAATTTAGCTTGTGAAGCTACTAATATGGACTTAGATAAGTTCTGTGAAGCATTAGTCTATGAAGATCTATATTCTAAAGCTAAAGAAATTGGTGGTAAAATTGCAGATGCATCTGCTAAAACTCGTCGTAAATTGGTTGCAGCTAAGAAATCGGTATCTGCAATTGCGGGTCCTATTATGAAATCGATAAAGGATATTACTGATGGGATTAACTCTTCGCTTAAAGAAGATACTCGTGAAGAAGTGATCACAGGTTCTGCGTTCTCCAAATTAAAGAATATCTTTATCCGTTGTGTAGCTCCAGCTGCTGGTGTTGCTCTCGTTAGCGGTGGTGCATTGGCAATCGTTACCTTCTTAGGCACATTGGCTGCTCATAAATCTATTACTAAGAAAACTCGTGGTCGTATCATGCAAGAACTTCAAATGGAACTTAAAATGGTTCGTGAAAAGATTGAAGATGCGAAATCTGCGGGTGATAATGAAAATAAATATAAATTAATGCGTCTTGAAAACAAAATCGAAACACAAATTGAAGACGTTCGAGAACGTATTCTAGGAGGCAATTAATATGGATTTATGGAGTTCTATATTAGAATCAGGTACTAGTGAACACACCGGTGATGTATATTTAGCTAGACTATCCACATCTTTATCTGGTACAGAACCCATTCGAATCAATCCAGAACAAGGTGAGATTGTCAAACTATACCGTTCAATTCACCATGCCATTGATGCTTTATCTATCTCAGACGATATTCCTACTGGTACTAAAGTAACCGTATTTAAACCAAAATATGATATTAGTATCGACACTCCATCTATTGATGATTGTCCATATCGTAACATACTCGATGAAGTATGGACAGAAGGTGTATTCGATATGGAGTCTGTTGGTGAGTATGTTATCGTCGATAATCGCTCTAATCGTCATATGTTCGATGGTGGTTCTGTTGTTGAATCCATTATCTCTGAAGTTCATGATGAACCTATCGTGGAATCATCCGATGATGATTCCATCGGTAGTATAGATGACGTCTATGAATCTATCTTAACTCGATTCGTCACTGAAGCTGATGGTGATGATAAAAAAGATGAAGAAGATGACGAAAAGACGACACGTGATACTATGCGAGATGCTCGTAAAGATTTAAATGATGATTTAGGTGATGAGGAGCCTCTCGATGAAGAACAAAGTGGGGAAATCCCTAAAGATGATGAAGATGGTGAAAATACAGACACAGATGATACTACTACAGACGATACAGCGGATACTCAAGATTCTACTGAAGGAAATGAAGAAGGGTCGGATTCCGATACTGGTGATTCTGATGACTCCGGTACTGGTGATTCTGATTCTGATGGCATGGATGATGACCTTGGTGACATGGACGAATCTGGTGATTCTGACGGTGGCGATACTGGTGATTCTGATTCTGAAGGGGATTCTACAGATGGTGATTCTGACAGCACTGATGATGGTGCTGATGGTGAGTCTACTGATGGCGATCCTAATGCAGATAAGAATAAAAAGATAAATAAAATCAATCTCCTTAAAGATTTTATTTCTCTCTATAAGACAATTGAAAATTCTAACAAAAAATTAACAGAGGCTAGAAAAGATAATATCTTAACTTCTGTGACAATTAATCAAGTGCGTAAGAATTTGACACGATTGGGAGAAGTCGTGTACAATTATATCTTACTGTACTATGATGGCAATGACCATTCCATCAACCTCTACAACTTCAAATATTTTTCTGAAATTTTGAAGTTGAATGTAGACATGCTTCGTACTATGCAAATTAACGAAGATAACGGTCAAACAAATAGTTAAATCATATTGACTATTTGATGTTTTAATTAAACCATCAAATTTTTTCTTGAAAACAAAAGTAATTTAGGAGGTTGACAAATGTATCAACACATCTATGATTCCGAACGCCAAGTAACTCCTGGTGTAGGATCTTTCACTGATAATCGTGACGGTGGTTTCAAAGAGCAATTCAAAGCAACTGTTGAATCTTTCCGTAACAACTACCAAATCGATATCCTTTCCGATATGAAACAAGTATTGAACGTTGCTCCTTTATATGAAGCATACAAAGAAGCTATGTTCAACGATGCGTTGGAAGCTACTTCTGAATCTTCTTTCGCTACTTATGGTCACAATAACAACGACGAATACGTTGCAATGCATTCCGACAAAATGGACCAATACATTGAAAATACTCGTCAAACATTGTTGACAGAAGCATCTTCCGTTGGTTTGATCGAACCAATCGTTGGTTTAACAATGCCTATCTTGAAAAAACAATACATTGCTAACCAATTCAAAGATATGCTTCAAACTATCGTATCCACATCCCCAATCGTGAAATATGCTTACGAACGCCGTTTCTTGAAAAACAAGAAAGGTGAAAAGAAATATTTCCCTGAATGTTTCTACGATGGTTCTTACTATGAATTCACCGATCAAGGTATTGGTAAAGAAGTAACAAACAAATGGTACCCACAAGCTGGTGGCACATTACCTTTGTTCGACTTGAACATCCTTGAAGAATCCGGTGGTTCCTTGGAACAACGTGATGCTTTGTCCTATGACTTCGGCATCAAAGCTATCAAAATGGAAATCCCTGTACCTGCAACTCCTGGTCCTGGTACTTCTATGGAAACTATCGTAGTTGACAACTTGGATATCCGTCCTGACTATGCTAATAACACATTCAAATACACTCTTGAAATTGAAAACAAAGTAGACCCTACACAAGCTCCTAACAAAGTACAAGTGTTCGGTTCCTATTCTCCTTATGATGGCTTAGTAACTGTATCTGCAGCGGTAGATCCTTCCACTAACATCACAATTAAAGGTATTCAATTCGGTGGTCACTTGTCCAATGCAAACAACAACGAAACAATTGAATTGGATAAAGAACGTCATAACCAACAAATCACCATCGCTGAAAAAGAACGTTTCAACGCTGGTTTGACTTTGGAAAAAATTAAAGACGAAAAAGCTTTGGCTAATATCGATGTAACTGTTGAAGTTGTATCCGATATGTCTGACGTTTGTGCACAAACTGCTGACTCCAACACTCAACGTTTCTTGGAACAATCCTTCCAAAAAGTTAAAAACATGGGCAACCGTGTATTCCAACCAATGGGTTATAACTTCCAATTCGCTGATGAAGTATCCTTCGATATGGCTGCACCAAGCACATACATGGTTCCAGAATCCGAATGGAGAAGTAAACAACTTCGTTACTACTTAGGTCGTATGATTTCTTACATCAAAACTAAGTTACGTGACGAACGTATTATGATTGCTATCTCTGCTAACTCCTATGTAGTTGAATTGTTAAATGCAACTGACGATGATATCCGTTGGGTATTAAACTCTGACTCCAACATCGGCGGTGTTAAACTTGACTACAAATTTGGTGTTATGACTGTTGATGGTACTCGTGTACATATCATTGCCAGCCAAAAAGAAACAGTAGAAAAAGGTTTCCGTATCACTGTTATTCCTTTGACTGACACTGTTATCACATACCGTCGTTATGAATATAGCTTCAACATCGAAACTAACTATCGTAACGCATTAACTCCATTGACTCCAAACATCATGTGCGTACAACGTTACGAAAACATTGAAGTACTTCCTGTTCAATCTTGCTTGTACATCAAACAATATCGTGAACGTAACCTTGGTTTAGCTCCTAACGCTGTATACTCCAGCTTATCCGCTAGCCATATCTAATAGCTAACGCATAACGTGTTTACGTTATTGGAACGATAAGTTATATCCCCATATGGTTATTATGCCATATGGGGATATTCTTTAATGAAAGGAGTACACGTTGATGTATTATGATTCTGCTATAGAATATGAAGAATACGTCTTGTATACTACTGAAGCTGAAACTAACTTATTGAAGTCTAAAACGGCAACTAAAATTAAAGATATCTTAATTCGAATTGCTGAGAAGGCTTCTAGCCTTGTTTCAAAAATCATTTCTAAATTTATTGCGTTAGTTAAGAAGGCTAACGTAGTAGTACTCGACACACTTGCTAGTCGTAACTTAAAGAAGGGTCGATTCAAAAACAAATCCATGGCTGTACCAGATGTTCCTGGGTTTCGTCAGCTACTGATGGATTTAAATAAACTCCCTAGTTATGCTAAAGATATCAGTGCTGCATTAAGTGGTACCGATATTGATTGGGATAAGTCCTTTAAAGACATCGACGATATGCGTGACCGTGTCAATACGGTACGAACTCAATTGAGTTCTCATAAACGCACCAATATCAACCCTAGCTTAATCAAAAAGTTAGTCATGTATGCTAACTTAGGTACTAAAGCTAGAGTACAAACAGCAGATGTCAATATTAAACGAATTAAAAGCAAAATATCGAACTTACGGGATGATAAAGCCTCTCAACAGGTTCATCAAATCACAAGCAGATTTATTAACTTATTCGTATCTATGACATCCCTTATATTCCGTATCACTCGTATGAGTTTAAATAACTTACGTCGATTAGCTCGGAATATTGTAAAAACTGAAAATTAAAAAGATAAGTAGGATAGAATCGCAATGGATTCTATCCTACTTTTATTATGCACGTTTAACTGCAGATACAGCTTTGCTAGCAATGGATTTTGCTTTTGCTTTAAGCCAATTAAGTTTAGCTAATAATTTAGCAACTAAGCTGGAATATAATTGTACTGTTTGTACATGAATGGCACTAACATCCTTAACGGAACATTGTTTAGCAGCATCGATACCTGCACTAGCCATGGAACCAACTGTACTTGCACCTTTTTTAATAAGTTCAAGTACAGAACTGATACCCTTGCCAATAGCAGCAATATCAGATGTAACATTTTTTTGAGCTTCATCAGAGATGTTATCAAAATTATCTTTCCAATCCAATAATTTTTCACGAACTGCTTTTACTTTATCTTCTGTCATACCTGGAATCTTAGCAACTTGTGCACTAAGAGAATGTAAACCAGCTAGAATCTTAGCGATAACAACTGAGGCACTCATGAAATAAATATCGCCTTCAAGTTTGAAAGAGCCGGAAACACCTTTAATTACATTGACAGCCTTTTCCAAAATATCGGAATCGATTTTAGCCAATTTTTCTTTAACAAAATTTGCGATTTTAGTAAAGAGAGCTTTAATTTTTTCAATCACTGTTTTGAAAGCACCTTTGGCTTTATCAACCATACCTTCAGTTACTAATAAATCTATTTGGGTACTTTCAATTAGAATTTCATTGCATGTATTCATTATACGAATCACCTTTCATTAACTAAAAAATAGTATGATATTATATAGTGGTATTAATCATTTTCTGGTTCTTTAACCCCTTTAACACCTTGTGCTCTAAGAAGAGAACGTAAAGACATTTTATAGGCTTTATGCATAGCCACCACATAGTTAATCAATTTACCAGATAAATCACCCATCAATCGACAGCGTTTCATTTCAGTAGCACGATCTCTATCGCCAGATTTTTCAATCTTGTTCGCTACGGAATTAAACGTATCTGCTAAAGACCATAAATAGGAATGTTTCTTTTCCAATAAACCAAGCATACCTGTCATGATATTTGCATATTCATTGCCTTTGATAGTTTCTTTCACTGTCAATGGGAGCTGTTTAACTTTATCAGCTTCTTTAGATAATTTAACAGTTTTTTCTTCATCAGAATCATCAAAATCAGATTTATCAAGGATAGCTTCTGCTAGATGATATGTATCCAAGTACACTTTATCAAATTTATCAAGACTTGCTTTATTTGGTACTACACAAGAATATTCATCTCGATCCTTACTGATTAAACTAGCTTCGTATTTAAGTTGTTTAAGGTCTTTCTTTAGTTTACTCATGATAAAATCTTTGATTTTACTAACGATTTCCTTAATCTTCTTAATAACAGCAGCCATTACATTTTTAGCTTTATCAACTAAGCCTTCGGTTACCAATAGATTCAACTCAGTCGATTCTATTAGTATCTCATTACTAAAGTTTTCCATAGTATACCATACCTTTCAAATTAGAAGTTTAAGTTATTAAATAGTTCACATAGATAGATTTCTCTAGTTTAAACAAATATTTAATGCTAAGACTTAGTAATTATAGAGGTAAAATATATGAAACTTGATAATGAAATTGTAATCGAATCTGCAGAACTTCAATTGTTACTCACAGAGGGTGATACTGAAGGTGCAGTGGAGAAAGGTGAATCTCTTCTAACAAAAATGAAGAAGAGTTTATCTGAAAAGATCAAAGCCATTAAGTCAATTTTTAGTAAGAAAAGTAAAGATATCGTGCAAGCTAAAAATGCGGATGGTACGATTACTACTAAATTGGTTAACCCGAAATACTTAGCTGCTTTCAATAAAGCATATGCAGCAAATGTTAAAGCACTTAAAAACATATTCACCAATAAATTATTTGATGAAAAACATAAAAAACTTCTTGGTGATGCATGTGAACTATTTGATAAACTATCTAACATCGAAATGACGATCATAGTAACTATCGATCCAGTAGACGCTGTAAATGCTATGCATAAGCTAGGCGGTGAAGTTCTTGATAAATTAAAAGAACTCGAAGGCGTCATCGATCATATTAACAAAGTTGCTAAATTTGTAGTACAGAATGATGGTGAAGAAGTTGATAAAGAATTAACATTCATCGAGCTAGCAACTATTGGGAAAGTCCAAAAAGGTATCTATGCTGATACTGAAAAACTATTCACTTGTTTCATGGATATCCGTGATGAAATTTCCAAAGCAATCAAAGACTAGTTAATCAATAGAGATAGAACGTTTAGTTCTATCTCTATTTTTTCTCATTAGATAATGCTTAGTTAGACACTTAAATAACATTGATTAGAAAGGTGGTTACTATGAATACCAACAATCGTGCTAGAATTCAGACCAACCTCGAATCAATCGTAAACGGTATGGAGTTCCAAGAGCTTAGCGATAAGTTCGATAACATCATCCATACTCGTGACGAAGATGCTATCGAGGCAAGTCTATACCACATAGCTAGAATACTAAAACGTATTTTCAATATCGAAACTAAATTCTCGATTATTGATCGGACTGGTCAAAGTCCATTCTTTGGGTTTAATCTGTTCCCTACCTTTGAAGATATTAAAGATATCTCTGTTAAAGTATTAAGTAACTCCACAGATGATATTATCGATATCTGGCAAAATACAGATGATTGGTACGTCGAAATTGACTCCAATATCCTATATAACTCCAGTAAACAATTTAATGCCAAAGAAATTGCAACGTTGTTATTATATCGTATCGAACAAGTCGTATTCAATTATGAATTGCCAGAAACAGTAACGATGATTGTACGCCAAGCATTAACATCACTTGATTACCGTAGTAATGCAGTAGCTCGTAGTGCTATCTGTCGTGATTTGTACATCATTCCATTCTTAACAGCGGCTGGGTATGTTAACTATACACGGGATCTTCCTGTTGATTCCATGTTACGTGCCACACCAGAATCTGAACAACGGTATCGTGTAGCATTTAATAAAATCTTAACTAACTTTGGTATGCTAGAGACAGTTGATCGAAATACAACTGAATTTGAACATACGTTAAACTACGTACTTCTTATGATTTTTGAATCGATCAACGATATGAAGTATAGTACTCGTACACTCCGTTTTAACGTGAAAAAATATGTTGATGGTCTTCTATCAAACTATGTGAAGGCTATCATGAAGAAAATTTTCATCAAATTCACTAACGTGAATGGTAAAGTTCCTGCATTGGAAGCATCCAATCCTAAGATGAAAGAGATGCAAGAAAAAATTGCAGAGCAGCATATCGTAGAACAAGTACAAGCGATTTATGAATCAACTAAAATTATCCAAGAATTTATTGACAAACATGGTTTTGTTAAGAAAGTGGATAATAAAGAAATTGATATCATTCGTATTGAAATCTCCGATATGGAAACAAGCGATGATAAAATCTTCTTAATTGAACGCGTATACAAATTCCTTAGTATTGTAAACTACTCACTATCCTTATTAGATGATCCTGAGTTAGGGAAACGTGTTCGTGTATCTAAATCTATGCTTCAAAAACAAAAATCCGAACTCGAAGAATTGCGTCAAACTATATTAGAAGCTAAAATCGCTCCTAAAAAATATGGTTTATATGTAAAATATCCAGTTGGGTATGAAGGCTAAGATGGTAAGTCATTAGGGGTTCGCTCCTAATGACTTATTTATTCGTATATAGGAGGTTCTATGGAAGAAGTCTTTATTCCTCAAGGAGCCAAACCCGCTATGGGATATGATATGTCTAAATTTTATGGGATTGACTCCAGAGGTATCCCATTCTTTTATCATATCTCTACATCCAATTTATCATTTATACAAACAGCAAGGGATTTAAAATCGCTTGGGATTAATAATAATGCGTTTTTCTTATCATTGTATAACCCTGATTTAGCTGATGTAGACCCATTTAGCCCCAATCTAACGAAAGAACAAGTGCAAGCCATTATCAATGAATGTATCATCAATCCATGGTATTTTATTCGCGAATGTGTTCGTATCCCAGAACAAGGTGGTGGCACAGGACCGGGTGCTGGCTCTAAATTTAGATTACATCGTGGGAATCTAGCTGCCTGTTGGTGCTTTTTCAGAAACATCGACTTATACCTAGTTATCCCTCGTCAATGTTTTAAAACTCACTCTATGTTAGCCTGTTTAAATTGGGCGTATATCTTTGGTACATCTAACTCTGTATTCAACTTCTCAAATAAATCACAGAAAGACTCTGATGATAACTTGAGAAAGATGAAAGAACAAAAAGATGTATTACCTATCTATATGCAACACCGCTATGGTATCGAAATCGATGAGAGTGGTGATTTCAAACAAGTCAAGGGTCTTGACAACGTTCGTACTATGACAAATCCTGTCAATGGCAACCGAATTGATTCCAAACCATCAGCAGCAACAGAAGAAAAAGCTGATGGTATTGGTCGTGGTAACTCCGCTCCAATTCAGTTCTATGACGAAGTTGAGTTTACGAAATACATTGGTACGATTATCATGGCGGCTGGTCCCGCCTATGTTCGTGCCGCTGAAAATGCTAAGAAGAATGGCGCTATGTATGGTCGTATCTTCATTACAACACCAGGGAATATCGATTCCCAACCAGTAAAAGACTCAATGAGTACTCGGGAACAAGCTGCTGTATTCACAGAACGATTATATGATATGACAGAAGATGATATAGCGGCATTCATGAAAGCCAATTCCAGAAATGGGATTATCTATATTGAATTCAACTATAAGCAAATCGGTATGGATGAAGAATGGTATCAAAAGGTTTGTGCTGTATCTAACTGGGATAAAATCAAGATTAAACGGGAAGTACTACTACAACGTATTCGTGGTACATCCGAATCACCATTTGATCCAGATGACCTAGATACCATCAATGGGTTCCGTAAAGAACCAATTGATGAAATTATGGTTAATAAGATTTTCACCCTATATGTATATGAGAAACTCGATAAAACCGTTCCATATATCATGGGGGTTGACTGTGCAACGGGTGTTAATAACGATAATACAGTACTTATGATTATCGATCCATATACATTACACCCAGTGGCATGTATGAAAACCCCATTAGCTGATGCCGTAGAAACCGCTCAAAATATCATTCATGTTGTAAACCGTTATATCCCAAAAGCATTAGTAGCAATTGAATCGAACCATCTAGGTTCAGCGATCATTGCTATTCTTAAACGAAGTTCTATTGCCGCTAATCTATATTACGATATCGATAAAGCTATGGTACCGGATGTAGAAACTCGATTAGATAAACATGGTATGGTGATGAACGATCCAAATAATCGTAGATTCTATGGTGTAGCTACCACAGCTACTACTAGACCGATGATGATGCAAATTCTATTGCGTCATGTAGCTGAACGAAAATCGGATTTCATTTGCCGTGAATTGATTGATGATTTAAATAATCTGATTCAAAAAGCAAGTGGTAAAATAGAAGCTGCTCAAGGGGAACATGATGACGTTGTTATGGCGTACTTAATCGCTTTATTCGTATACTATCATGGTAGTAAACTAAGTCGATATGGTATTACTAAATATGATCCTCGTAAACCGATTGGGGAATCAGTTAAGAAAGTTGAAACGTATGCTGATGCTTATGAAGCATTACCAGATAACTTGAAGCAATATTTCCCTAATCCACAGGGTCAACAACTCTATCAATCATATGGTGGATTACAACTCGATGATGTGCCTAAACAACATATCGATTTGAATCCTCCACCGGATTATTATCATAGTGAACGAGAGCAATATATCAATACATCATCGGGTATGCGAGTTGGTGTTATCAATGATGAATATCGTGAAAAACTCCATAGTCCATATGAAGACGCTGGTTATGATGATTATAGCGGAGCTTTTGATGTATGCGATATTTTAAATAGTGACTAATGAATTAGATGGTATACTACTACAGTATACCATCTAAACTTGTAAAAAAATAAACTCAGTTGTACAGAGAAGTATATACTTATTCGAAAATTATATACAAGGAGTGTATTATGATACTCACACACGACAACGATTTTGAGGTGCTAGGTGACTCTGTTATCGAAGTATCACCTCTTAAAGATTTATCTCAAGAGCTTCTTGATGAATTTATTTCAATCCAAATCAAAGAACCATTTGAAATGCGGACTAATTTTGTAGAAAACTTCACCGATGAAGTGGATTTATTAGCCATCAATAATGGTGATGACGAAGACTATGTGAAACAAATTCGTGATGAAGCTAATGAGTTTTATTTAACAATCATTCATAAGATTGAAGACCAATTCCGATTGGATATCGATCCCGATGTGATCGATGCATTAGATCGCCACGGGATTCAAAATGTATGTGAAGCATTATATGAGTTCTTCACAGTGAATTATACTAAAAACGTTGCTAAATATTTAGCAAGAGTGACATTAGGAAACGTAGATGTTATCCTAGATGAACTCGCAAACAATGAAAAAGCCAAAGACGTATCTACAATGGCTCTTAAACAAAAAGTAGATGATGAAGTATTTGCTACACTATTGGCTAATATCAATTTAGTCGTATCCATTGCTAAAGATATCAATATTGAACCAATCGATATGATGCAATATTTCAATCAAGATAACTTCGATGTCTCTGTCATTCGATACTGCATTGAAGAGCATGTGATCAATGGTAATTTCCGTAAACCATTCTTAGATCTTGTCTTTGATAATGATCAAGATTATGTATATGATGGTATTGTGGCAGACGTATATCAATACTTCCTTCAACAATACGCAGAGCTTAAAATGAAAGCTCAGGAATCTATGAGTACCGAATTAGGAGGAGATATCGATGGAGAATACGCCGATGCAAACAACGAATACTGATACCGATAAGTTAGTCGATCAATTAGGAGATTTAAAAATTGATCTACCAGAAGACTTATCTCCTGAAGAACGCGAATACGCTCAAGTCATTCAAGCGATGGAAATCCGTAACTTAATCAATTCCTTTGTACGGACTCGTAAGTTTTCTTTGAATAAAATTTTAGCCATTCTACCAATGGATGAAGAAGATGCTAAAATTATTCTTGCTCGTCTATCTGAATGCACAGAAGATGAAATCGCTGGTTTCAGTGATGAAGAAGTTAAGAAAATTTTAACGATCAATGAAGAAGATGGTCCTGTTGGTAATTTCTTTATCCCAGAAGTTGAAATTGAAGGTTTCAATATGCAAACATTTGAACGAGATATGCTCACATTATTTGCAGCTACCAAACAACAGCTGGATGATATTGATGCTATGATTAATCGTCTACAAGAACAGTATGATGAATATATTCCAGAAGAAATCACAGCGATTATTAACAGCAGTACATTCGATGAATATATCTTGAAGTTCTATCATCATCAATTAACTGAAGAGAAGTTAACGGATGAAAAACGAGCTATTATTGAAACCAATATCAAAGCGATGGAAGATGCCGTTACATTAGAACCATTAAGTGGACCGATCATTACCTTATTAAATACGAAAGGTAATGAATCCATCCTTCATGGGTTCCATAAACAAATGGAAGATACAATTGCTAAAGCGACAGAAAAAGCTGAGAAAAATAACTTCCAATTTCCTTTCCAATTAATGATGGATTTGGAAGTTAATACATTCGGTGAAGAGTATAAGTCATACAATAACCTATTTGTATTTTTATTTGCTCGTTTCTTGAAACATCAACCAGATACAATGGATAGATACGCCATTCAATTCTGTAAAGTACTATCAACATCGTTGGTAAATATTGTACGTCGTGGCGAGAACGTCTCAGACGAATACATTGCTAACCATACTAAATATATCAAAGAACTTGTTGATTTTGTAATTAACGCAGAATGACAATAGGGTAAGGAGATAGATGCTCCTTACCCTATTTTTTATGTATTTTTAGAATAGGAGGAAAGCTATTTATATGGCTAATCCGTTTACTAAAAATGGTGCAAATATTGAATTTAGTGGTGAGTATATGGAGGCTTATATACCTGAATACTATTTCAATACGAACATTGCACGCATGGTCGGCGATCATTTCGCAGTGCTCGGTATATTTAATATCCGAACATTCAAAGACGTTGATGGCAAACAACCTCTACAATTACGCACAGTGAATCTGCCCGTACATATAGTAACCTATCCTACAGGGGGTTATGAGAAGAAGAAATTAGATTTAGTTGGTAAGGGTGAAGAAATGTATTACGTATTGAAATATTACAATACGGATATATTCTGTCAAACTGCGATTCCACAATCCGTTGTTGCATTTAAGGATTTCTTAAAGATTTTAACGGCCGGTAAATTACCGAAATCATTTTCTTATGATGACATCATTACACTATGGGATAGAAATTTTGAACTCAATGGGATCAAATTCGATATTCCCGATGTGATCAAAGAATTGGTTATTAGTGAAATTTATAGAGATCCAGCCAAACCAGAATATCGGTTTGGATATTTAGTTGGCAAAAATCCATCAATATCTCGCTATGATTATACGACTGCAAATACAAAAGAGATCACAAAATATAACTCTTCCTTTGCAGCCATTACATTCGAAAATATGGATGAATCCATTGTCTCTGCGGTCACTACGACTCGTACTGAACGGAAAGAACAGACATCTCCAATGGAACAACTACTCAAATTCTAATGTACTCTGTAAAGAACCCTCTGGGGTTAAAACAAACATTAAATTAATAATTTAATACCAAATTATAAATATTAAAGGAGGGTTAACATATGCCACGAGCAGGTCAAATTATCCCTGAGTGGATTCAAC